AGAAAAAAACTTTTCAGGATCGACCACAATAACATATCGAAAATTTGCAAACATGTCTATAATACGTGTAGCTCGGACGTTGATCGTTTGTTCGTACCATGCCAAATACTCACGCTCCGCTTTTGTTTTACCTGTTTTGCGAGTAAGATACCAATCTACGATTCGTTCTTTAAGATTCATGACCACCTCAACGAAAACAACATTGCTGCTCTGTCAGAATCAAACCAAAATGTGCTACCTGTCCAAGCATAATGTCTGGTACCAACATGTTCTTCGCACCACCTATGCATTTCTTGCCAACTGTTAGTCACACTGTCTCTTGAAGATTCTACACGGTAATATCCAGCATCTTGAAATCGAATATTCCAGACTGGACGAACACTTTCGCTTTCTGGATGTCGATCCTCAGCCTTAACCTTATCCCATTGTTTCCAAGCCTCGATGAAATCATGAATACAATCTTTGGCAGAAATCATTAGGTCCACCTTAATGAGAACAACAACGCATCATGATCATCCTCGAATTGTATAAACTTTTCCTTCATCCATCCGGGACTATGATAGTAATAGCCTTTACAATTTTCCTTTAACCACGTATTCAATTGATAGTCTTCGGCACTAACATCATACATAACCTTATGTAATACAGGAGTTAGTATTTCGGGAAACATTTTTAATGGTTTATAAGTTACTGTCATGCCCATCTCAACGAAAACATAACCGCATCTGCTGAATTTATGAAATAAAAGTCAGTAGAATTATAATTATAAACAACATTCCATCGATCTTTCCAACCTCCTATATTCGCTCCTAACCATTCTTCTATAGGATTAATATCGTGTTTCCAATCGCTGTTTACTGTGACTCGATAAGGCCATAATTCTTTTTTTAATTTTCTCACGACCACCTCAATCCTGCTAATGTATATAATTTGTCATCATAAATGTTAACGGAAAAATGATCATATAGAATACCGATATACCAATGTTTGCCTTGTGCGGTATGTAACCCACGTTCTCGACAAGGATATCCCATGGAATCAAACCACGATATCAATAGTTCGAAACTGGTTTGATTAAAATTAATGCTTAGAGTATTCATGACCACCTCAACATAAACAAAATTACATCTTCATGTTTCGAAAAAAATGCTACTCCTGGTAAAACAGCACCGCTAATTTTGTTAGCAACTATCCAGTCTTGAACATCCGAAAGGAGACTTTTATCTCCAAAAGGAATGTTGACTCTGAATTGATAAATTGCCTTTTCTCCGAGATCAAAAACTTTCATGCCCACCTCAACAAAAATAGGATATATTCTTTTTCGTTTGTAAAATGAATAGTTTCAAAGTTGTTGGTATAGAAACGACCTTTCATGTTTTGTATACACCAATCCCAAATGTCGTTAAATGGTGCTCGACCATTATATTGCCAAGAATAGACCATTATTGCACTAAATTTTTAATCATTTCGTATTGATCGATAGCTTCTTTTACTCGCCGCCAAGCATCTTCGAGTGTTGGATTATATTTTTCTTTCATTTCTCGAATTTTAATACTGGGAGGATCATCTTCTACCCATTGATGTGGATCAGCGTCAGTCCAGTAATAAACTATGATTGAATCAAATTTATTATCCCTTTCGTATTCTCTCCAGCGATCTCGTTTTCTGTCGTAATAAAGATAACCGTAATCACAGTCGCCATCGGCTTTACCGCCCATACCCCAACCACGGTAAGCAAAATAATAACCCGAATGATCGGGATTTTGTAATTCAGTGCGATACCAAACGCTAGTTCTCATACCCACCTCAACGCAAACCATATTCTGTGTTCATGATCCTTAACACGCCAAAGTGTAACCCCAAATGCACTTTTCTGTTCTGCTATAACATTATTGCTAACACACCATTCTTGAACTTCATTGGTCAGACTCAAAGGTAGCATGATATCACGCTCGTCGCTGACTAATTGGAAAGAATCTCTTTGTATAAAAACTTTTTCAGCCATTATGCCCATCTCAACGCAAAAACTATAGCATCCTGTTCACGGGCAAAATGATAAAGATAGTTTCCTTTAGCTTCTCTAAAGCCACCCCAAAAACAACACCAAGTGCCCTGTTTGTTTTCAGTCACTGACCAACGCTCTCCCCACTCTGCTCTACACCAAGCCTCTGCATCCCTATGGCGATCTTTATGGACCATGATGGTGAATGGTAAATCTCTAACTGTGACAGACTTTATGCCCATTTTAACGCAAACATTGTGGCATGTTCTCGACGCAGATAAAACACCGACCCAGTGTTCCAGCCGGCTGTTGTGTGCGGGATAGCCAGATCTTTTAGCCAATCTGCCAGCTGGTAACGATCGAGAAGACTGTATTCCAGCAATTCGATTCTGTAGTCATAGGGATAGTCGGGTGTGCTGCGATACCCTAACTCAATCATACGGAATTTCATGACCACCTCAACGCAAAGATTACTGCATCCTGCTCATGTGAGAACCATATACGACGTTGACGCCAATTATTATCCACTGCACGCCAATCTTCTGCATCATAACATTCGGCATCAATGTTATCCACTAACCATTGACGCATATCTTCATGATGCTGCACTGATTGTCTTGTGTAGACTACAGGTATAATACAGTAATCTGCCTTGCTCATTTTATGCTAATTGATAAATTTGATCGTTGATAAATTCAAGGTCTTGTTTATGAACGTCGGGATCTACCCAATGATATCTATGTGTGCAGTTTTCATTATTAGACAACGCCGACCACATCATAAGGACAGGCCAATCATCAGCAAAAATTCTATAATCCCAACTAAAAATTGCCGGTTCAGGGTAGTCCAGTTTTTGCCGTTTTAGCATTCCACGTTGATAATGTGTTTTAGCAATTCGTTCCCATGGCCCGCCGTAACTGCCAAACCCGCCAGTGCCAGTATAGGTTAGGGTTCGCTGGAAAGGATCACTACCAAAAGATTTGGGGTAAATAGCATATCTTACCCATACTCGCCCATACCAACCAGGATAACCAGTAGGCCGACCTTCTTGACTTCCAAAATTAGTTTGGCCAGACAATGGGGCATCATGACTATTACTAACGGTTTCTGTAAATCTTAGATCCCATTGAAGTCCCACGCATCTGTTTCCTTTATTGCCAATTGCATGATCAATTACCGCACGAACACAATCACCCAGTTCATTAAGAGTAGAGGGTTCGTGACCGAACACATCTAAAATATATTTTTTCTTTGGTTTCATCATGACCATCTCAAAACGTAAAATGAATAATCTAAATCATTACTGAAAAATATTTGTCTAAGACCAAATCCTATTATTTCATAACTCCAACGATACAATTCTGCTTGAGTGGGTCCCACAACTTCAATTCCGGGCCCGAAATTCTCTTTACACCAAGCTATTTGTTCTTTGAAATTTCTGATTGGTCCTTTAACAATCACAATGTTCATTGACTGTACCACTTAAGTCGGAACATTAGTGCATGGTTAGATTTTTTAAAGACAAAATCATAATCACCAGGGTAAGTAGTTTTTAGTTCAAATTGATCATAACCAAAGTTTCGACCTGCCCAATCTACGATGTCTAAAATTTTGCTGTTCTGTTTAATTTTGATAATTGTATCCATACTAATATTTTAATTAGAAATGGAATATTTGTCAAATCTCTTCGAATTTTAATTTGAACCAATTAGCATGACTGAGTTTGTGAAACAAGAAAATGTTTTCTGCAAAACCCACACGATCAGGTATGCCTACGTGCACTCTACCCCAATCATTGCCCCAGTTGTCGTAACACCATTTTATGGCTGATTGTGCATCTTCAACATGGCAAAACCAAATTAATTGATATTTGTCGTTATATGGTTTTATCGCAATCATCTTCGTCTCTGCGTTGAAGAATGTTCCACGTTTTCATTTTTTCATTGATTTGTTTTTCTAATGCACGATATTGATCGCCCAGAGATTTAAGTTCCTCCCATTCCGATTCTAATCGTTCGTTGGGTCTAAGAATAGCCAATCTGCTTTCGATTTTAGTCAAGCAATCTTTAAGACTGGTGTTGCCAAAAACTAAATCGCAGGATTCATCCATTTTAATCCCATCGTGATTTAACTGAACTTTTGCTGTGGTCCCGAAATCCTTTACTATACTGTATGAGGAAGCAGAAGCAGTAGTAGTAAAGGCTCCATTAGTAATATTTCCAAAAGTTAAACTGGAAGTATCTATAATAGAACTAGTTAGTAAATTGTTAATGTTGTATGAATAATTTTGTCCAGTTGCAAAACTTACGTTGCCAGTTGTACTGTTATTGGGCCAAATTGTGTTTGTTGTCATGTCTTTATCTCCTGCCAAGTATTGTCACCTAACCACTGTATCTGTTTTATGTAGTTGTAATGTTTCGGAGCACCAGTGGACCAATCATCGGGTCCTAATATGCTTAATCTATACTTTTGTATTTTTAGATCAAACAATAACCAATATATTTTACCAGGATATAATCGAAAACTATATTCTGCATTACGTACCTGATCTGTTAAATTAAGTCTGTCAATGATATTCTGTGCTTGACGTTGCAAAACTACAACCAATTCCATAATTCTATCGTATTCTTGTTTTGCATTTAATTTAGCAGCATTGATCATTAAATCTTTTTGATCTTGAACTGGTACTAAGTCAAAAGGTCCTACGCCTACTTCAGTGGGATATGTACTGGTGTTTCTGTTTATAAAACTAATTAGGTGTCCGCCTATGTTTGCATCGAAACTGTGAACACCCTTTGCTGAATTTTCTTTAGTCATAAAAAAACCTATACTGCAAGTATAGGCTTTTTAAAAGCAAATGTCAATAGATTAAAAACGATGGGTTAGTCCAACACCGACTTGTTTGACATCGCTGGCAGTTGCAACAAGGTCAACATTTCGGTAAGCTACACCCACCTCAGTTCTTTTGCTGAGTGCATAGTCTAAACCAATGTTGTATGCTTTAATATCAGTGTTAGTACGACCGTAGCTGGCCTTGGCAGCATATGCGCCCATCTGATGGCGAACACCTACTAGGTCACCTTTGCTAGTAATCGTACCTTTGTTATCACTGTGACTGTAATAAACAGTTGTAGAACCAAAACCAGCATTTAAACCTGCCACAGTACTAATTTCGTTGGTTTGTTCGTATCGTGCAACTACAGCATTGACTGGGCCAAATTTTCCACCCACACTAGCTGCGGTGGCTTCGGCACCCGGAGTTTGGCTGCGATCATAAGAAACGTTAAAGCCTTTAACAGCAGTAATATTAACGAATGAAGCATCTCCAAATCTTAGTCCACGAAGGTTATGAACATCTCCTGCCACACTTCCATAAATGGTGCTGAATGCGTCATTCATTGCAATTGCTAGAAATTGGCTGTGAACATTACGACCTAAATCAATACTACCAACACTGCTTAATAGACCCACAGTGGATTGGCGATCGCCCAGTCTAGTATCAGCACCATGGATAGTATTTCCATGCAGACTGGTTTCCACAGTTGCTCTAGCAGTTAGACCGCTACCTAGTTTTTCTTGAACGCCAATGGCAACATTATTTGTGGGTTCATGCCACATTGAATTTTCTCGATTAGCACCAACTTTAGTGCTATCTTGCCATACACTAATCTTACCACTCAAACTAACTTGTGCAGTGGCCATAGTGCTAAATGCCCCAATTGCTGCTGCGATAATAACTTTCTTCATATATTTCCTTTCAGAATGTAAAATTTACTTAGCTTGATAACTGCAAGTGTAAAAATACTCGCATTATCTTTACTTAGAATAGCATAATTAAGCTTCAATGTCAAAACCAATGGTTGGATCGAACTCTTGAGCACGTTCTTCGTAGCCCACATAACCTCGGGGATTGCAAATTACACGGCACTGTCCGATCATGTAGTCAAAAGTATCGTGAGTGTGCCCATGTGTCCAAACTTTGATTTGGGGGTAATCTAGAATAAATTGTTCCAGATCACTGCTATAACCGCCGTTCATATGGTAATCACCCTGATATTTGGGTTTGATACTTTGTTTGCTAGGACTATGATGAGTAACTATAACCACAGGCCGGTCCGGGTTACGAATTAATTCACCCCTAAAATACTCTAAAGTTTGGCGATGCTCTTTATAAGTAAATTCAGGAATCAATTTAAAGTACTGGCCTTTGTCCTTGTAATAGTTTTGAACAACTCGATAATCGTTCATACTAGATCTTAACTGCATCATAGTAATAGGATCACCTTTGTTGCAGTCAGTCCATAGTGTAGCGCCGATGAACAAAACACCATCGATTTCAGTGGATTCTTTTTCTAACAACCTCACATTGTCTGGTACGTTAAGCAGTAGTTGGCTGTAGGTTTTATCAAATCTAAATCCATAATGTTCATGATTGCCCATTACATAGATTACATGACGGTATTTGGCGCACTCTTCTTTAAAAAAACGGATGTACCTGTCAGGTCTGCGATTAGCACGTTCAAAGTCAAACATGATGCCATTGGGATCGTACTTGTCTGCTTTAAGATTTTTAGCCTCGCACACATCTCCGCTAAGGATAAGAACGTCACCACCGGGCAGTTCGAGATCATCGAATTCAAGATGAAGGTCAGAGATTACATTTACTTTCATAATCGTATACTTATGCTAATAGTAACGCCCACACTGTGGTTTTTTCTAAATCATCTTGGAATTCGGGATATACCGTATTCAGTTCTTTTTCAGGAATCTGTCGATACCCTTTAGCTTCTTTAGAGTCAATTAGATTGCTTCTTTCACGGGCAGTCAAGTAGTCATGGATTTTTGATTGTAATTTTTTACCACGACGCCCCCAAACTGTGGCATAACGTCCAGCATGATGATCGCCGCTCAAACGAACGATCATCCAAACTTTGTCATGATTACCATCATTACACCAGCCAACCCATCGTTCATTCATGAGTGATTACCTTCTAAATCTGTACAAGGCCGAAACCTTGTACAGTGGTCAACACTGATTAATCAACCAAGCCCATTGCGATAGCTTTGTATCCAGCAGCAACGATTTTACGGCTGGGCTTTCCCAAACGGTACTTGGTAGTAACACGGCCTTTAGTGTCCTTGTGCTGATTAGCATAGACAGCGAAACCAGCATAACGAATATCGCTAACAGTGGCTCGGGGATTTTTTAATCCAAAACGAACACGCATTTGACCTTCAGTGAGAGCCTCACCGGATTGCAGTGCAGACAGCAAGCGACCGGTTTTAGATTCAGTTTTAAACAACATATTATTTCCTTATAAGTAAAAACTGCGTTGAGCAGATAGACACATTATATAGAAAAAAATTGTACAATGCAACTGTGTATTCAACCTTTTACTCTATCACTTTTACCGAAATGACATTTTCAATCCTAAAACTTCGCCATTCTTGTTTATCCAAACAATACACTCTGATAGTATTAGGGTTCTCAGCTTTGGGAGGTTTGGATTCCTTAGATGTCACATCTTGGGTATCTACGCTTTCTTGTACCTGTACAGGCAAACTGGCAGGACGTAGAGTACAAGGCATAACACGAATGCTGCCGTCAATCTTTTTGAAAGTAATTTGGCAATGAGTTTGTCTTAACACATACTTTATTGCATTGCCTTTTTCTGCCAAACTAAGTTGGAAATAATGATCTGAAATTAGATCGTTTTGGTCTGCTATCAATTTATTCAAAAATACAATTTCATCTTCTTCTAGCATATGATTACCTTTTAAGCATATAGAAAAGATATTTACGGTCGTCTCTGGGGCTCCAAAGTTTACCTTCTCGGCCGCAGTGTAACACTCTCATTTCACTGCAAGATTTAAATTTGTCAGGACGCCGTTTACCTGTGACCAAATTAACAGAACCTTCTTCCATCATTTGATCGCATTCCCACAATACAGGATTTAGATTCAGTGTCCTTTCAAACCAATTTGCTCGACAATGTGTACAAGTTTTGCAGGTAGGATTTTCCATGTTAACCTATCAAAGTTTTTCGTTTTGCGTGAACCCGCGGAACTTAATAAACCTAGGAAACCTAAGACTGTAAGTTCCATCTTGATTTCGTGTAATTGCGTCAGCTCTTACTTCCACAATTTGACCAATAAGACTACCACGATTGCTATAAAACTCAGTTCGATCAGCATCGCTAAAACCAGAACCAACATTGACTCTAATCTCTCTCTGGTCGTCGATCCCGCTACATACCAAAGCTCCCAAGCGTCCTTGATTACGTCCCGTGCCTTCCTCCACATCCTCAACTCCTAAACTTACTTCAATGAAAGGTTTCAGTTTTAACCAACTCACTGTGCGTTTACATTCGTAAGGTGCTTGGGGATCTTTGATCATGATCCCTTCGTATCCACCTTCAATTGCTTTTTGATTAATTTGTTTAAAGATTTGCTGGCCTTCTACAGTGTCTAGATCTACTGCTTCATGCTCTAAAATTTGCACGTTAGGCAGCTCTTTATGATTTACCTCATACCAATTTGCCAACATATCACTACGTTCTTGTTGACTGAGATTATAGATTCCTTTTTCAAAATCTGTCAATGGCAGCATATCAAAAAGATGTAGCACTGCATCTTGAGCCGCAACATTGTCTTTACGATGGACCTGCTTCATAAGATCCTGGAAACTGCTGCTCATTACTTCGCCATCAAAAACCCAGGGCTGATCCAATCCTGAGCACACTTTTAAGAACTGTGACTTGATGTGCTCAAAGTTTAGAAGTTCTTTACCATTACGGCTGAACTGATCTACACGACCATCTGGGTAAACAATAGTGAGCACACGCACACCATCCAACTTTACCTCAATCAGTTTCTTACCAACAACTTTAGTTTCGTGATTGGCGCTGTCGTGAGCAAGTTGGCAACTAAAGACTGGTACCGCATATTGTGGCCATTGTTTTTCTACTGCCTTGTTCACAGTCTTTTCACTGACTCCACAGCGTAGATCTTTAATCAGGATACGTCGATACCAACCGTTCCACTGATCCCGAGTAGCTGCTTTCATCATGTCTCCAACTACATCACGGGCAGTATTGCCTGTTAGATTACGTGTAACAAACCCTGTGATGATAAGTGTAAAATTGTCCCAATCCAAACCCGGACCATCCTTGTCTGACTTTTCTGGAATCTGTTTAAGTCCAAAAGTAATCATGGGATCCAAAGCTAGCCTGACCCCTTCGAAGAATACTGAATTTCCTTCTTGGGCTGCAGCTTCAATAATTTGCTCTTTATTGATTCGACTGGTATGTGTTTCGAGCGCAGAAATAATTCGATAGGGTTCAGTCATCATTTTACTTGATCCTCAATTTGTTTTGCATGTTTGCACTTGCCATGATATTTGTAACCAGTGCAAGAACATTGGAAAATACCATCTATTTTCCGCACTGTATACTTGTCACCCTTGCTACCGGTAACAATCCATTTTTCTGCTTGTGGTGCGTCGTCCTCTAGATTAAACCCGAAAGTATTTTTTACTTCTTTAAATGTTCGCCCCCGGGTACTGATAGGCAACGGAGTTTTGAATTTGAAAACAGATTTAGTTCCAGCACGAACATAAGCAAACATCTTGCTCTTGCTGTCATCGAGCACATAGATATGATTGGGGGTATTGTTGCCCCACTCAGTTGTCTCTTGATAAAACTTCATAATCAAACTGCGCCTTGTTTTGCTTGATTAACTTTCAAAAGCAAATCTGTCAATCCATTCAATTGAGCATTAATAGTTTCGGGCCACAAACCTTGTTTTTCTCGTTTGGCAACTTCTTTAAGATAAAGTGAATACAAAGCCTCATCGATCAAGTTCAATTCGTATTTGTTAAACACTTTTTACTCCGTTATTTCAGTATAGAGTAATTATACCGGAAATTGGGTTATTTGTCAAGTCAAAAGTGTTGCAAATTTACGACACATCATCCCTGCGATCACTGGGAAATTTGCTACTGGTGTACCTAATAATTAGTACACAAACTGCGACCAATAGGGTAGATCCTGCTACTGCCAACATTTCGTTAATATTAATAGGCAAGTGGCTCATAATATCCACCATATGTCTAGTCAATGCAGTGATTGCAATATAGAGTAGAAATCTCACAGGCATATGATTGGTCTTAAAGTAAATACCAACCATAGCTCCAATTTCTAGATATATAAACATCAACAAAAGGTCACTGACTGTGGCATGATGTTTTTCGAACATTTCAACAAATGTCCACATTGCAGCCCAAACAGTGGCAGCACCGATAGCAAACAAGGCCAATCTATGGAAAATACCTACCATAAGATTGCCGAAGCGATCTATTTTTTGATTGTCTATCATTATTTTATACCAAATTCTTTTTTAATTTTTTTAAAAGAATGATTAATTATGTCCCGTTCCATATGCTTGTCATTTTCCGCATGGTTTAGAAAGAGAGGATCCTGAGCAGCAATTTTTGCTGATTCTTGCACAATCAACTCTACGAACATTTTCATAAAGTTTACTTGAGTTTCCCAAGAGTTATTTTGTCCACTCGGATAAGCGGCTGTAGATTCAGCAGCCTTGTCCCAAAGTTCTTGAATTCGTTTGTTCATTTTAGGTTTTACCTTTAAAGGACCACAGATATGTGCATAATCAAATGCAGGTTCTTCACGTCCACACTTGGGGCATTTGATGTAGTTCATTCTTCAACTCCGAAATGTTCAATTACTGCTTCCACAGCATTTAGATAACTATTCCATGCGACATTATTTGCTACAACCTGCATAGTTTCCTTTACAATCAACTCAGCGAAACTAAGAGCAAAAGTTTCGTTTTCTTCTCGGCTGAGATCGAAAGGTCGTTGACAATACTTAGCAGCATCCTCTACAGCCAACTGTGCTAGTTCTCGAAATCGTTCGTTCATTTTCTTTGACCTTGTTCAACGATCCGCATGATATGTTCGACCCATTCGGGATTGCGTTCCATCATTTCATCAATTACTGTATCCAGTTCAGCAAGGCTACGCTTGTCCGGTGTGGGATTATGTAAACAATCAATCATTTCATCAAGAGTCAAGTTTTTATCTTTACCCAACTTTATCATCATTCAACTCCGAAATGTTCTTGGATTGCTTGTAGGCAATCAGCCCGCATAGCATCTTCGATTTGATTTCTGTAATCACGATAACCGTTTGGAACCTTACTAACAACGTCAACACATTCCCTGACAATCAACTCGGCGAACTTTTCTTTATCAAAGATCCATCCTTCGCCGCTATTTGCGGTTGGCTCAATATAAGTAGTTGCTTGTTCAGCCAGTTGTCTTATTCGGTTATTCATTGCAGTGTATCCGATCCTGGTATAAGTCTATACAGTTCGTTGGCGGGCAGACGATATAATACTGTAAATAATTCTCTTTCTGTAACTTTAAAAGATAATTCTTTCGTCTGTTTGTTCATTTTACAAATCTACCCCAAATAAATCTCAAAGTCAATCCATCCACAAAATTACGCTTGAATCGTGTTTCAGGTGCCCAGACAACATAGCCAAATAGAATGCCTACAATCCAACCAACAAAAAACCAAACAGTAATTTCATTCATTGCAGCCCCCAAATCAGTTGTCCCACAAACACAAACACGCCCAGTGCCAGCAAGCCAAATTGCACCGCACGCAGCATCAAGTATAGTGCCGCATCAGCAAAATCTTTGCTCATCACAGCACCTTTGCAATCACTGCCATCACCACGCAAACCGCACAACCAATTGCAATCACTGTCGGCGGTCCGATAAGAATCAACGCAACTTTAAGTTCAGAAATCATATTGTATAGTCTCATTACTCAATTCCAAAATGTCGTTTGATTTTGTCAGCGTAGGTGCTGGCTGGTTCACGATGATCCACCGCATCCGTAACAATACGAGCACACTCTAGAGCAACTTCCTGTGCAAGAGTTTCAAGCACAATCAAATTTTCATTGGGCCAACCAGAAGGGAGTTGATCTTCAACATACAGTTTACACTCTCTGCCAATTCTACGAATATTTTCATTCACAATTCAACTCCAAACCAGTCACTGATATATCGTTTGGCATCAGCAGCACCGTAAGATTGTTCATGTACACCATGAGTGAGAAGGCTTACTTCGGCAACTTCACACATTCGCATACATTCTCTGATAATCAACTCGGCAAACTTTTCAGCATTGTCCACACTCATCCATTTGCCACTAGTGTCTGTTCCAGCTTGCGACATAAAACTTTTAATTTTTTCATTCATATTAATTACCTTTCAGCAAAAACCGATTACTAATAGCCTTGAAGCTAATTACACCATTGCTTTTGTAAACCAATCCCTCTCGCTCGGTGCTTGCGTTAAGCACACTTTTGCCTTCAGCATCCTGTAGGATGTCTTGTATGCTGGCAGGGGTAGGACGACTCCTCTCAATCACAGGCACTGACTTGAGACCGTTACGCTCTACAAAGGCCAACCTCTCCGTAGGTGTGAGATATCGCATTTCGTTAATGTCGTAGACATCGTAGACATAGAAGTCCTGCCCACGGATCCGGTAGGGATTGCCTTGGATACCTTCTCCGATCAATTCACCTTGAACAGCATAATTGCCTTCACGGGTCAACACAGTTTCCAAATTATATTTCCGGGCCTGTTGCCAGAGACTGTTACCGACAGATTCGCGCAGATTCCAATTACGACTGCAAACACCAAAATCACCATCCTTGAAGTACACAGTCATTGAACTGCCGTCCAATTTTTCAGTAACTTCCCAAGTCCGATTGGCAACATCATTGTAGTCAATGTTTTGAATACGTTCCTGATCTGTCTTGGGAACAAAAGAAGGAAAAGCACCGCGAACATCTCCAGCCAATTGAGCAGGCACCGGAGCTTCCCATTTTTGAATGCCCAAAGCTTCAGTCATATCGGTTCCCGCAGGGAACGTGCCCAAAGCAGGAATCAAAAGACCTTGACTTACTTGACCCCGAAGTTTCACGGTACGAAGACGTTCGCCTTTGACGCCGTTGTATTCCCTGGGTTCTTGGCCTTTGCTAAGGAATGGTGCCAGTTCGTGTGGGATCCAACTGTCGATCTCACAGTAAACAGCAAGATCTCCCGCTTGGAATTCACCACGCTTGATAACTACACTCCATCCACCCACAATGGCACATTCAATCGCATCTGCACCCGGGATGGGTTGGATAGCATCGATTCGACGAATAGAAGCCAACTTGCGCATACTGAATTTCCTTTTAATTATTTCACCAGAGCATAGGGGCGATCCCAACGACCGATGTTGATGTCTACGTACCAACCCACATCAAAGTAGTCGGACTGAATATCGCTATTATCGTGATTGCCTGCCATCATTGCAGTATGAACTTCCTTCAAGAACTCCAATGCCCGACCAGAAAAATGATCTTTGAAGTGATAGGGATTCACGCTGATATAATTGCTGGTGCAAGGGCTCCAACCTTTGGCCAAGTAATAAGGGTTGGCCGAACAGGTTTTGTTAAAGTTGTAAATGAAGTCGATATCACCTTGGGTAATATTAAGGACCAAGGTGCTGTGATTATGCACACTGAGCCTAGCTTTGATGCCATATTTTTGGCAAATCGCTTTGACAACGGGTGCAATCTTAGCTTTGCGTTCTTGACTCATGTAGGCCATTTCAAACTCCAGTTGGATTACTTACAATACCAATATTATATGAAATAATGGATTATTTGTCAACCAAATTGTATTTTACATCACTTCAAATTTGACGGTGTAGCCTTCTTCCTCAACCTCTTGGACCCACTCACGGAACTTTTCAACATGTTCTTTGCCTGGATTATAGGTCTTCCTACCCACAGGTACATACTCACCGAAGATATCGTCCTCAGCGTAGATCAGCACGTCTTCATCCTGGCTTCGTTCAGTGAGAATCCAATTGGTATAGGCCTGCTGGGGATCGGCACTCTTGACGATCTCATAGGTTACGTTAGTGGGAGTCTGCCAAGCATCGAACTTAACGGTTTGAATTCCGCCACCACGCTGGCCGTTCTTTTTCTTAAAAGTGATCTTACGACTTGCGGTGATGTACACATTCATGCTCATCGTTAGTTCCTTGTTTGCTTACTATACCAATATTATATGAAATAATGGAATATTTGTCAACCAAAATTTCTATTGAGTTTTAGGCGCCAAAATGTGCGCCACATTCTAGACTGTTTGGTCCAATGCAGACTTTTGGTGCCACGAAGAAATTGTCCGTTGACCAATTTTCCAAAAGGTTTGGGTTTGGGTTGGCCACGAAGAAGATTGGCAGCTACACGTTCATATGGGGTCAACCGAATCATCTAGTTATCCCTGTTGTTTACTATAACCAAATTATATAAAATTTATTATTATTTGTCAACCAAATCTTCCGGACGGGTGTGTTGATCGCAGGCAGTGTAAACCCAACTTCCTCCTCTCAGATGTCCCAAATTCCCGCATATCTCACAGGTTGTTGCGCTCATTGCTTCAGCCATTCTGACCATGCCATCAATTCTTTCGTCCCCACCGTGATAGTAAAATCTCAAAGTACCATATTTTTCTTTAATTTGATCTACCACTACTTGAGTTATTTCTTTGGAAATATTAACGTTATAGGAATTGTCTTGTAACAAACGTTCCCGCTGGCTGTTGTTCCAATCAATATGATTTTGAATTTGAAAGCACAATGCGTCGACTATATGAAACCAACCATCGCCACACTCAAATCCAAACATCGGAAATGGCATCTTGGGATTGTTATCTGTCACATTAAAAATTTTAGGAAATTTTTCACATAAAACTTGATATTTGCCGTTGTCCATTTTGTTCCTAATTTATAATAGCTCTAATTATCCCTACTATGCCTATCAGCAGGGCCACAATGTTGACCACCAATTGCGGGCGATTATGTACTCTTACACTCCAAATCAAAAAAGCTATAGTACCAATTAAAAATGCAATGATATTAAAAGGATAAACTGTAGGCCCAATCGAATTTAGTACATGACCAGCAATAATGGTGCAGGCACCAATCCATTGCGTTATTTCGTTAAATCTGTTAATCAATACTACCTCTTACTTGTCAACTTGCCATGCCCAATTTACAATGATCCAATCGTGGAGACAATCTTCAAAAGTAAATTTTCGATCAACTTCAAATTTACCAAATTTATCACACATTCGTTGATACCAATAGGGCCAGTATTCACTACGAATTTCTTTTTCCGATTTAGTAACTATGTAGCCGCCTGTTTCATCTGCTAAGGGGCTTCCTGGATCGTATTCATTGTAACTGTAATATCTCATTTCTAAGCCTTTCTATTTCTGTGGCCGCTTCTTCTAAGATATCAGCGATACGATCCGGACGGCCTTCTTGAACACTTTTGCGACTAGGAATTTGTCTACGTATCTCTGCTCTTTTTTTCAGTCGATATACAATATCTTGTTCAGGATTATTCATCATTTATCTCAAAATGTTCTCGAATGGCATTAGCATACATTTCACCGTCAGCAGGTTGCATTTCTAATTGACCAGTACGAACACAGACATCTTGGCATTCGTTGATGATTAATCCAATTAAGGCTTTCAGTTCATCATCATACCTAACACTCCAGTCAACTACATCTCCAGGATTCCAACTTTCATTTTGCCATAGACAGAAACCTGCTTGTTCAATTAATTGAATAATTTTACTGTTCACTTTGTTCTTCCCTAGTATAACAACGAACGCAAAGACTACCGTATCTCGGTCCCATTACTGGGCTAATCACTGCTTGGCAACGATCACAAAGAATAAAAGCCTTGGTTGTGATCTGTCCTTTTTGTGGAGGGTAGATTGGATCTCCAGTTCTACTGTAGCCTAAAATTTGATCAGAGTTCAATGTCTACCCCAAAGTTTTTGATATGAGTCAAAGCATCCACAGTGCCAGCATTACAGCCTCGAAGATATTGTTGCCATTCTGGCGGTTCTTTAGCAATAAGCTCATCGGGGATCAGTTCATCTTTTACCTGATCGTAAATTGCCTGTTTAATTAGCTCGGCAAATTTTTGTTCATCAAATACCCAGTATTCCCCAGACAATTTTGTTCCGGGATAGTACGTTCTTGCTTGGTCACCAAGTAGTTTTATCTGTTTGTTCATTTCATTCCTTTACACAAGACATTTTATCTGGACCATAATAGAGAACAAAATTTCCTATGTTGAATGATCCCAACACAAATAGGGTTGCAATCATAGCGCCGAACCAAAATATTACTGTTTTCATTTACGTTACATTTTAATTAAATTCAAATAATTTGTCAAAGTTTTCCACCACAGTGTGGACAGACTTTGATATGGTCTTTTTTGGCTTCTCTTACACTTTTTCTAATATCCTTAATGTCTTTTAAAAAAAGTTTAAGACTTTCTTTATCTCTATCTTTTTTATCTTTTTTGAGTTCTTCTTTGATTTTTTCTTTAGTGCGTTCTATTCTTTTTTCAAATACATCTAGAAAATTTGGTATTGAAGTTTTTGACATAATAATGTATTAAAGCAAAAAATACTATTGTTGTCAATAAAAAAGGACCTTTGCGGTCCTTTTTATTCCCAAATAAACAGTTAGTGCCGGATTTGACTCCAAACACGTTTACGAATTTCGTTTTGCAAAGATTCAGGCAAATGTACATAATCTAAATCTTCACTCATTTTTGCACCATTCTTAAAAGCCCAATCAAAAAACTTAATTGCTTCCTGGCTGGCCTTTTTATCAGTGGGTTCTTTATACATAATAATAAAACTGGCAGTACTGACCGGCCAAGTGTTTTTACCTGGTTGTTCAACAATGCTTAAACCCATACCGGGCACACTAAACCAATCTGCACCAGCGGCTGCTGCGGCAAATGATGTGTCATCAGGGTCAACAAAGTTGCCATCTCGGTTTTGCAGTTTCATATGAACCATGTTGTTTTTCTTAACATATGCATACTCTACATAACCAATTGATCCTTTTATTCTACGAACATTAGCAGCCACACCTTCGTTGCCTTTTCCACCTACAGAACTAGCAGCGGGCCACTTGACTGCTGCGCCGCGGCCAACACGATCTGCCCACTCTTTACTGACCACTGTGAGATAATCTGTCCAATTAAAGGTTGTCCCTGATCCGTCAGCACGATGAACCACAGTGATAGGCATGTCGGGTAATCTCTTTCCTGGGTTCAATACAGTGAGTTTGGGATCATTCCATTTTGTAATATTCCCCATGAATACTTCAGCAAGAACAGGTCCAGTAATGCGTAGTTCTCCCGGCTGAAATCCATCAAGATTTACAATAGGAACTGTCCCCCCAATGATAGCAGGAAACTGTATCTGGCCATTTTTGTCTAAATCCTCTCCTTTGACTGGAGCATCGCTGGCTCCAAACGTTACTGTCTTGGCATTGATTTGACGTATACCGCCTGAACTACCAATGCTCTGATAGTTAAGGCCAATCTTACTTTCTTTGTGATAAGCTTCGGCCCATTTAGCATAGATTGGATAAGGGAAAGTAGCACCAGCGCCTGTGATCTGTGCCTGTGCTGATACTGTAAATACTGTGGCTGCAATAGCCATTAAAAATTTTTTCATCTAGTCTCCTTGTGGTTTTTAATATTTAAACACAATAATGTTACAACTTTGTTACAAAATAAGAATTTGATTAAATACTTTATATCAAAGGAATTTATATGTTGAAATATTTTGCTCTTTTTTTTGCTGTAATTGCGTTAAATGCGCAAGCACAAAGACAACCCCAAGGTGTGACTTACGATGCACAAATAGTTCGTATCAATGATGGGGACACCGTAGTAATTGCTGCACCCTTTCTACCTGCACCGCTCAAACCTGAATTGGCAGTCAGAGTGTTCGGAGTGGACACTCCAGAAAAGAATCACTTGGCTAAATGCGAATCTGAAAAGCAAAGGGGATTGGCAGCAACTGAGTTCACCAAAAAAATGGTCAGTCAAAGTCAGCAAAGACAAGTGGTATTATATTCATGGGACAAATTTGGTGGTCGTGTCCTTGGTGATATACTATTAAACGGGCAAAGTCTTCGTATGATGTTAATTCAAAATGGCTTTGCTCGAGAATATTTTGGCGAAGCCAAGACCAGTTGGTGTTAAATACTGTTTTAAGGAGCCACTATGAAAAAATTGCTAGTGGCGTCGTTATTCTGCTTAACCAGCACCATAGCCAACGCTCAATCCAATTTTGTTAATGTAAACAAACCTGTTCTTTGTGGTCCAATAGAACAATTGTTAAAAGGTCTTGCTGATAAAGAAGTAAATGAAAAACCTGTTTGGTTAGGTCAAAGAGATGACCAAAAAACAGAATTTTATCTTTTTCTAAACTTTGATAACAGTGCTTTTACTATAATTGAAGCAGGTAAAGAAATTGGATGTATTCTTGGTATAGGATACAAATCCAATTTCTTTAGTCCGCCTAAAACGGAACCCAAAAGCCAAAGGCTTAGTTTACCATTACACGACTGACTGCAGTCATAACCGCAGCAATACGGCCAATGTCACGTAACTGTTCTACTGAATAACCTTCTTGTTTTAAAGTTTCATAATGTGCACTGACACAAAAATGACATTTGCCTACAATGCTTGCAGCAAGACTATATGCTTCAAATCTTGCTTTAGTAGTGCCACCGTGGGTAGCAATGGCATTCATGCGTAGTTGTGCAGGCAGTCCTTTTAGTTGTGCATCGTTGGCCATTTCCACATAGGGATACCACACATTGTTCATGGCCATAAGACTGGCTGCAGTAATCGCAGCATTAGTTTCTGCAGATTCAGCAATCTGACTTGAAATCCAAGTCCACAATTTACTATTTCCAGTAGCAAATGTTGCTGCCAACGCTACGCATTGAGCCTCAATAGGATCCAGCGTACTGCGTTTCATAACAGAATCTAAATTTAATTTAGTATCTTTGGCGTAGTCAGGTAAGCCTTCCTTTAAAGTATCAACCCATTGCATTTTTAATTTTATTCCTTATGTTATTCAAATAATATTGATGGGATACAAGTGCTACGGCTAAAAACCAAGGTACGACAGCAGTAAGCCATGAATCAATCTGTTGGTATTTTTCTTTAACAAATGGTTCGTTAAGCATCATTTGAAATGATACAACAAACAGTACAAAACTGCCAACATAAACTGTACTAGGGTATCGGGTAAGTATACTACTTACTAGTGTACTGCCAAAAATAATGATTGGCACACTAACCATCAATCCAAAGATAATTAACCACCAGTTACCATTAGCAGCACCAGCAATAGCCAATGCATTATCTAATCCCATAACAGCATCGGCCAACACAATAGTACCCATTGCTCCCCAGAAAGTATCTGCAGCACGAACTTCATTATGCTCACTAGGTTTAACTAGTTTCCAGGCAATATAAATTAGCGCAAGCCCTCCTACCAATCTTAATCCTGGAATCATTAGCAAGTAAGTCAATGCCGCAACACACAAGAATCTAACTGCCACAGCACCGAATGTTCCCCAGACCATTGCTCGACGTCTAAGATGCTCGGGCAACTTGTTTGCTGCCATGGCAATAACCAAGGCATTTTCCCCACCAAGTACAACGTCGATTAGTATAATAGCACCTAATGCCCAAAGCATCTCTAGCATGATTTTATACCTTTAGAGTGTCGCCACCAACAGCACGATTGCAAGCACAAAGTTCTCCTGTCTGAAGAGAATCTAGAACACGCAACGTTTCTTCTGGACTACGTCCAACATTGAGGTTATTCACAGTGACATGTTGAATTTCATTGTTGGGGTCCACGATGAAAGTTGCACGAAGCGCAGCACCAGCAGGATGATAGAAACAACCCAATTGATCAATCAGTCCTCGACGAACAGTTTCACCGGTAAACTCATTCCAGTGATTACGTTGCGTGTCGGCAAATTGAATGTGGCGAATTTTCTGTAGATCAGGATGAGCACGTTGCCAAGCAACTTTACAGAATTCGTTGTCAGTGCTGCCAGTAAGCAGTACAGCATCACGGTCTTCAAAGTCTTGGGCCAGTTTGTCGTAGGCCACAATCTCTGTGGGACAAACAAAGGTAAAATCTTTTGGGTAGTAAACGATAACTTTCCATTTACCACTAAAACTTTCTTCTGTAATATCGAAAAAAGCATCATCGGGTTGTCCCGGCCGCACACCGGTAACAACAAAAGGTTCAAGTCGATCACCAACTGTTTTCATATTTTTTTCCTTTTAAAAAGTGATTATAAAGTTTTGTACTAGATTTGTCTAGTACAATTATTGAACATTATGCTCGAATATTCAGAGATTGAGCGAATGAAGTGTTCAATGCTGAAAGATCATTCATTCCAATGTGGATACTAATTCGAGGTTTTTGAATATTTTCTACACTGTGTAAGACTTTGGTATTTATAAGTGCCCATTTGTTAGCGGCAAATTTTGTTTCTGCCACTAATTCCAAATCCTTATAATCACAAACAGTAATAGATTCAATACCTGGTCGCAACAACTCTTTACCTTTTTCTTTCCAAAAGCAATTCGTAACATCATCACCCCCAGTATCGATAATATACATTAGTAGCCATAGTCTAGTTACATCAGTATGTGGACCGTGAGATTCACTGACTGGGGAAGTTAGGCTAAAACTACATTCAGTCCATGACGAACAGATATTATCTTTGAACCATTGTTGACTGTCTGCTCCTAATGCAGTTCTCTGAGTTTTTGTAGTAGGATATTGTTTACCATTTTTTGTTAAAACTCTGGATGTGTACCCACTAAATCCAAACTGACTTTTATTGTAAGTTTCTAAATTCCTGTCGTGGAATTCATTATTTTTAAAAAAGTTGACTTCTTGAATTATATATTCTGGTAATTGAGTGTGCTCTTCGAATGTATGGTAAAGAATCATTTTGTAAATCCTGGTAAAGATTATTAATTATACAACTTCTTACCAATAAATATCAATACTCAAGGCACAAAAAGGTTATACATGGATAGATATGATGAACTTCAATTACTAATTAATAAATTTATTAGAGAAATACCAGACACTGAAGAATATAATTTAAGGCTCAAAGAAGAATTAGAATTAATAGCCCGACTAGGTTTTGCAAAACACTTTCTACGTGTGCGTGAAATACTAGATCTAACCAAAGATATACCTCACATTACCCGTGGGTCAGCAGGGTCCAGTTTGATTTGTTGGCTCATGGGTATTTCTAGCGTGGACCCAGTAGCAGATCGTATACCCCTGTCACGTTTCATGAATCCAAAACGTGATGATCTTCCTGACATCGATTTAGACTTTCCGCATTGGCAGCAAGAAACTGTGATGAATCGAATCTTTCGTCGCTGGCCTGGTCAAAGTGCTCGAGTCAGTAATTACGTTACTTACAAAGAAAAATCTGCTATGCGTGAGGCAGCTAAACGATATGGTGCCAAAGGAAAGCTAAAACGTAATTTTAAATTAGAAGATGTGGTACCTGAGTATGCAGAAGATGCACATCGTTTAGCTAAAAAATTGCTAGGTAAAAAACGTTGTATATCTAAGCATTGTGGTGGTATACTGATATTTGATCGTGCTGTTCCAAAAAGTCTTATAAATGCAGAAAATCAAATATTGTTAGACAAATATGAAATCGAGGATCTAGAACATTTCAAAATCGATATATTGGCCAACAGAGGACTAAGTCAACTGTGGGAAATAGATCAACGTGATATACTAGACTATCCTGAAGAGGATGAAGCCACCGCAGAGTTATTGGCCCGTGGTGATGTATTGGGGGTTACACAGGCAGAAAGCCCTGCTATGAAAAGACTGTTTCGTGCAATACAGCCTAAGAATAGATCAGATTGTGTCATGGCCACAGCATTGATCAGACCAGTGGCCACGCAAGGTCGTCGGCGTGCCAGTTTCTTTCAAGACTGGAGCAAAGATGGATTTGATAATACCATAGTATTTGAGGATGATGCCATCGAGTTGATTGGAGAAATTTTAGGCTGCGATCAATATGAAGCAGACATGTGGCGGCGTGCATTCGCTAAAAAGAACGAAGAAAAAATGTTTGAGTTTATGCAGTTAGTAGGTGACCATCCCCGACGAGATGATGTATTTGCCGCACTTAAAGAACTCAGTCATTTTGGTCTTTGTAGAGCTCATGCTACAAATTTAGGTCGTTTAATTTGGGCATTGGCTTATCATAAAGCACATAACACTAAAGAGTTTTGGCGGGCAGCATTAAAACATTGTCAAGGCAGCTATGCACAATGGGTCTATTGGCAGGAAGCAAAACTGGCTGGTGTAGTTGGATCACCATTTGAAGGTTATGAAGTAAGTGAACTAATGACAACAGGGCGTTGGAACAGTCCAAGATTCATTCCAGCTTGCAGAGAAATAAGACGCCCTGGTGAAGTGGAATTTTGTGGTCTTGTGGCTAACTATCGTGTGTTCAAATCTGGTCCCAAGGATTATATTACCTTTGCTACATTAGGCACAGGCAATGGTCGTTATTTAGATGTTGTATTAAGACATGCAACTAGTTTTCATGAACATCAGATTCTATGGGGAATGGGAAAACTAGGCTACAAAAACAATACAGAGTATGTTACAATATACAAACACAAGAAGTTGAAACTTAGTGAAATTAAACACCTAGAATGAAAACAAGATTACATCTCCATTCCAATAAAGGTCCTAAAACAAGAGCTTACATTGTGGCGGAACCTCAGGCACTACGGGATCTGGCTCGGGCAGCTGAATCAGCATCACGCAGTGTAATTGGAATGGAGACTGTAACTTTCTACACCAGTGATGGTCACGAATACGAACTTTTTATTGCCTGTGATCTGTCTGAAGAAGAATGGCAGCAATTGCCAGTGCCTTCAGATCGACTATCCGATCCCAGTCAATTAAACATTGTAAAAATCTACGACGAATTAAAAAACTCAGTCAAATAAAAAGGCACCCAGAGGTGCCTTTTGGTTATTGGGTTACAAGGTTACCAACCCCGTGAAGTTCAAGCAGCTAGCTTGAGGGCTCCAATGAATGTATCATCATTTGCAGATACTTGTTTTGCTTCTTTTACGGAGATCGCCTACCGTGTTGTCCAGTCATCTATTACACGCCAATCGATACTGTTTCGGGCCCATCAGAAGCATACTGGCACACCTGAGGGATGTGTCGTTTAAGTATTCTCGACCGAAGAACACCCAATATGCTTTTGGTGGACCCGTCCGGCACTGCCCCGGAGTCTTGCTCGTCTTTCGACTTCCTTCATACAACAATAAACTACAGTATATATTTATTTTAAGGTATGGTCAATCCTGGTCAGGATCAAAATATTTCCATCCTAATTTTTGAGCAATCTTCGGCCAAACACCAGCACTTTGGTCTTCTACCGCTATCATCACAGCAGGTTGAGCATTTAACTTCTTGGCCAGCGGTGGAACTAGAGTTTGTAGCATTGGCACAACTATACCTTTGAATTTACCGCTACTGATAGAATCAAAACCGTAGCCAACATATCTTTGTTCTGTTTCATCTTCTTCAATCATGGGTCCAATGATGCTGGCATTAAAATGATCAGTTGGATCGCTATAATACTGCATAACATTTTGATCAGCAAGATTGTTTTTGTCTGTAGTAACAAATAACCCGCCCATATTTGAATTAGCAAAATATAATTTTACTTGAGGATATCGTTGAGAAAATAAATCGGTCAAAACGTTCTTAACATTTTTACGCCAGCCTGACCTCTCAAGCCTATCTTGTAAATCATAAATGTCCTCAGATTCGGTAATGATGTCTTTTACACGCATTTGGTATTTAGTCATCCAGTCTGGTATAATTTAGCACATTACCTACACCATACTGTGCTTCACCCAACTGTTTAGCTTCAAAATCATTACTGGCATACACGATGGTGTGAGCAGTTTGATAGCTATTGATCCTTACCCAAAGCTGATATTTGTACATGTTCATTACAAACTAGAAAAAATTGCACCAAACAAACCATATATCATTAGAATAAACAATTCTAACGCTATTAGTCCTACTATACCTATTACTATTCCTAAAACGAAATCTTCGTTATCCAAAAACTTTTTGACAGTAGTTTTAGGTTTTAGAGAATCGGATTGTAAATTTACAAGTTTAGGATTTCTTATTCTTAGTTTAGGTGGTTGATCCATTTGGTATTTATGAAAAAGCCCGCATATAGCGGGCTAACTGGTTTTTGCACACTTGCAGTTATTCGGCGACTTGAACTGCCTCAGTAGATTTTGCACGGGTCTTAAGGTCCTCAAGACTGGGTTTAGTGTCTTTGGACTTAGTGACCTTAACAGTAGTCTCACCGTTATACTTTGCATCCGCAGCATCAATCGCTGCAGTGAAACGGCTGTCAAGATACAGAGCACTGGTCTTGAGGAAACTGACCACAGCAGGCTTATCCATAGCTTCGGGCAGTTCCATCAGTTCAATGTCAGTATGACCATTCTTAGCCAAAACCTTAACACGGGTCATGTCATTAGCAAAACGAACTTTGACTTCACCTTTGAGAGTCGAAACACCAGCAACTTTAAACATATAACACTCCTAGAATTTACAAGTTAGTTGAAATTGAATGCTTGCACCATTGCAAACATATCCAAATTATAGTTGAGTTCGAACATGTTGTCAACCATAATGTGAATTCTTTTTACCAAAATTATTTCAAAGCTTCCACAGCAATTTTATTCAGTGCGGCAGACAAGGGTTGAAATTTGAGATCTTCTTGAGCAACTAGCCAACGACCATTACGGAAAATGTAGTTGAATTCAGCAAAGTCACCGTACGTAGTGTACTGATCAAAACTTTCGAAATTTCTGGCACCTACATCCGATTCGCCGCGGTCACGACCATACGCAAGGCACCAATTTGAATTTCTTTTGTCAAAATGTTGTTGACGTCCAATTTCTCGACCCAGACTGCTCAAATCTCCCAACTGTATCAACTGCAAAATTTTAGCAGGATCCTGCCAGTGTTCATTGAGCAACCTGCCATTGTGTTCAATGTATCCATCCCAATGGCAACCGATTTGAAACACTGAGCCATCTTCATTTTCAAAAGCAATAGTGCTGTTAGTACTCATTGTTCAATTACTCCTCAACACCTTCTTCCATTTGCTCGTCTGTGACTTCGATCATCTCAACTTTGTGCCCGATGAGTTCCAACATGAACTTGATATCCCGGACACTGGGGCGATGCCCTTCATATACTACTTCATCATGATGCTTAATGTAAAGCCAATCACCACTGCCCAGGCTATTAGTAATGACCTTGATCATTTTGTAAATCTCCTAGTATCCACGAATACGACGTTGAACTTCTGGACTGTCTACTGCTGCCTGAATATCTCGGCGAACAACCTCAGAACTAATACCGTAAATTTCGGCAATCAAGTTTACACGTTGATAATCGGGCCGAGTACTCTCTCCCATGTATCCTTGATTAAGGGCCACACAGCCTTCACGGAAAATTGTTTCTTGATAGGTTTTCATCTCGCTCTCCTTAGCTCCGCTGTTCCATAACATAAGTAGACAAAATCCATTTAGCACGATTGAGCAGTTGACGCTGATCTTCGATCACCATCATGTCAACATGAGCCCCAGTGTAGTGCGCGGTCATTTCCTGTGCATCGCTCAGCATACTGATCACGTACATGGCCGGGCCGGAAAAACGATAAGTGAGGCTTTCTTCTACCGCTTCGCGCATCTGTTCAACGGTGCAGCCATACATCCGAATTTCACGCTGTTCTTGGGTGGGCTTTTCTGCAAAACGCTGTTTGAGGATCTGTTCAAGCATCTTATGCTCCGTATCGTTTACTGTACCAATATTATAAGAAATATTGGAATATTTGTCAATCAAACAAGCTTGTTAAGCTGCCTTGCGGAAGAAACCGTAGGGCAAGCCCAGGTGATAGCACAGGTACTCGTCGTCGCCTTGCGTACCGTAGGCATCGTGTTGGTACCGCTTTGCGTTCTCAAAGCCGTACTGATCAGCCAACTTCATAAAGCCAGCTACAGCTTCCTCTTGTGCAGCCTTCTCACGGGCCATCTCGGCCTCCAATGCCTGTGCCAGGGACTCCAAGTCCTTGCGGGCCTGCTCAACAGACTCTGCACGATACCAACGGGCCTTAACACCATAGACATCCTTGTGCATCTCACAGTAGGTGCACTCAAGTTGCTCCAGTTCGCTCATCTCTTCCCAGGTCTTGAACTGTTCCATCGTCTGCTCCGTATCGTTTACTATACCAATATTATAAGAAATATTGGAATATTTGTCAACCAAATTTTTAATGAAGATCCACTTGCACTTGACGGAATCCGGGAGCATCGGTCACCAACCCAGTGGGCATAGGCTGAGCCTTTTCGGCAGCAAGACGACGTTGCAATGACAACTTGAGCAGAGCTTCCCAAACTGCAATACGGGCATCTCGAGTAGCAAAATTGTCCATCATTTGCTGGATGGTAATAACCATGCCTACATCTTCACCACTTTGAGCAGTAAGAATAAAGCGAAATTTTTGACTGTTTTTGAGACCTTCGATAATTGCTTTAGTACGCATTGCAAAATCCTTTAGGCCAAATGGGTTTTGACACGGATATAAAAACTGGTACGATAGACTTTATTGGTGTATCCCCAACTTTGAAAAGTATTACGTACAGTTTCCAATTGTTCCTCAGTTCCATAGCCAACTACAATACGAACAGATTTATCTTTATTTCCGCGGCTTTTATCCGTTGCAACAGGAATAATTCCGCAAGAATTAAAAACACTACGAACCTGTTTGGTATTTGCAAGCATTTGCCGCTCCGTTTTGTTTACTGTACCAATATTATAAGAAATAATGGAATATTTGTCAACCGTTTTATTATTGAAAGTCCAGCAGCATATCTGCCACATAGCCGTCATAGAGGTATCGCAGGGCCTCCCAAATGCTATCTTCCACTGAGCGGCTCTCCCGCAGAATAGTGTAGACTTCGCGGAAGTAGTTTTGGTCACCGCGGGCTTCAGCGTAGAGTTCTGCTCGTTTAAGGTATTCCATCTGCTACTCCGTTTTGTTTACTATACCAATATTATAAGAAATAATGGAATATTTGTCAACCGAAGTTATTCTTCTGTAAATGTAGCATTACGGAATCTGTCGGCCATGGAGTCTTGTTTACGTTTATTAGCAGGATTTCCTGTGCCCAAATCATCATGAGTATAAAATCCATAAAGGTAGATATTGTTCCCTTCTACTTTATATACTATACTAAGATCATGCGTGATGTGGGCATGCCGCAGTCCCGGTACTGCAGTGCCATATTTTCCGTTGGGCACGAATGGTTTATCACTTGCACCAAATGGAGTATTAGGATTCTTTCTTTTTATTTCCATAAATCCGTTTTGGCCACCAAACCTATTTCTTGCTACAGAATTAGTAAAAACCTTAGAGATTTTTGTAGCATTGAACCAACCGTCCGCTCGATAAAAATCAACCGATGACGGGGTGGTTTTAGCGACAGGTTGTTGGGGCATTATTCAGTTTTGCCCCCAGCAGCCAGCCAAGCCTGATATTCTGCTTCATCCTCGGCCAACAGTTGTTCAGCAGAAACCGGAGGAAGCCAACGTCCCTCGGTATGCTGTTTATAAATTTGTACAAGATCCTCAGTTGCAAACCCAGTATTGTTGTCTTTGTCAAATTCTTCAAACAATTTACGATCACTGGGTTTGCGGATTTCAGTAAGTTTCATGTCAAATTCCCTTGTACAGTATTTATATAATACAATTAATTGGAATATTTGTCAACCAAACTATTCAATTCTTACGATTGTTTAGTTAACTGAGCAAGAATTTGATATTGTTCCCAAGCATTTTTAAGTGCTTCAGTGGATTCATCGGGCGGAACAATAGTCTCCAACCAATAATAAGGCAATCTGGCAGGATGCCAACCAAACTGTCTGGGTTGATGCAGTTTGCCGGTTTCATAAAGATCCAAAGCAATCTGCCTAAAACGCTCTTGATCGCTTTCTGCATAACTGGCCCATTCGGGTGCAGTGAAAGACGTTCTGTTTGTATATCCATTCCAGATGTCTGACCATTGTTCATCATCTCTGGGATCGAAATTAGTGCGGGCAACGATCACTAAAACATCTCCAATGTCTACTCGGCCATCAAAGATATCACGTACACAGCGGCTAAATGATAGTCCAATTTTCATATAATTAAACAGGTTTAGTGATATTATACAACCACCAAATGACTTTTCCTATATTGTATAAAATAATTGTTAGGTATACAGATACACATGAAAGCACTGCCACAATCAACCATGTTACTAAGGGTCGAGATATAAAATTTTTAATTTTATGTAACATAACAAATACCGTGTTTATTTTGTTTTTGATTTTGCAGTCATAAGATCATCTGTACATCCAACACATCTATTTCTTTTACATATTGTTGATTTACTTAGTATTTGCCAATCAGTGTCTATATGACCTAAATGATCATTTTTACAAGTACCGCCATATATATTCCCATCTACATCAATAAAAATTCGATGATGTCCAGTATCACAATACCAGTTTTGCCAAAAATCTAATTTGTCTGTATGCAACGAATCTGCATTAATTTTGTATACTGATCCACTAGTAGTGGTAACTTCACAATTATAGAACTTATGCTCAATGAACGTCATAATTGTGACGACCTTTTAAAATTGGAACTGCTCTAGTTTTTAAACTATAGTCAATTTCCGACAATGAATAGCTTATATTATTTTGTTCACAAATTTTAATGTAAATCGGTATCCGTTCTTGATTCCAAAATTCATTCATAATATTGACATGAACAAACTTTTTTGGATTTAGCGTTTTCTTTAACTTGACTACGGTATCAAAAAACTTTTTCTCATCGATATGTTCACTGTGCACACTGAAACTAATATTATCGACCTGTTCAAACAACTTTTTGTAATAGTTAAGACTGGCACTGCCATTTGTAGTTACAAGGATTTTATCTATTCTATCGCTATAGTTTTGTCTTAACCAAATCACAAAAGGTAGGAAGTTTTTATTAACAGTGATCTCCCCACCAGTAAAACTAATCTTGTACTTTAAATTTTGCTCCTGTGTATTTTCGAAAATCTTAAGCCAATAACTTTGTAATTCTTCGAATGATTTGTTGTTGCTATAACTGTTGTGCAGACGCTCAGGACAATACATGCAATCATAATTACATCGTTTGCCTATGGCCCATGTAATCGAAAAAATATTTTCTATGGGTCTTATTTTAATAATTTGTTCAGACAAAATTACTCCAACAACAAACTGCCCTGTGATTCAAACCAAGATTGCAAATCTTCACATAATGCCATGGTCAATGGTTGAAAACAATCGGGCACCGACAAAAATTTCAAAAAGTGTTCTTCTTGTAATTCAACTATATATGCCAATAGTGAATCCAACTCTACATCACAGATCCATTCGCTCAAGCCTGCTTCAGCACTACTAATATTAGATTTGAACTGACGTTTAAAAGCCTTTTCTGCCAATCTAATATGATTTTCGGCACCTACCCAAACTCTAATAAATTTTTCTTCCCAGACTGGACCTACAGCATTTTGATAACTGGCCAGTCTACTTCGTACTGTTTTAAGGGCAGCTATACCAATTTTAAAATGCCTGGGAGTTTCCACTCCTGGACATGTTTTCATGTATAGCACGTAGCTTTTAATCATTTTACAGGATAGGTAGATTCAGGTTGGGCCAACTTATAACCTTTTTTATTGTGTTTATTATAAGTAAGAATCAGTCCACTGGTTACAACTTCAGGGTGTCCTGCCAAAGATCCGAAATGTTGGATGTATTGAGCCTTGAATCCTGTGGTTTCATCGTGTACTGCTTCTGCTGGTCCATATTTCTTTTTAAGAATATCGCCCAATTCATCGTCGAACTCTTGTGGCAGCAATGCACCAGTTTGAGTTTCGGTGTGTTGATACAGACGTGCCATACCCAACATCACAATCGCACGAATTTCTTCTTTGGGCCAAGTAGTGCGGCAAAACTTCAACGCACGGGCAAGGTAAATTCCCTTGACACCACTGGACGCTTGCACAAGATTGTAAGCACCGTAAAGGTGTTCAATGTGACTGATGTCTCCGGGTTTGGTACTAGCACGGCGAATCTGAACTTGATTAGCATCGCAGATATTTTGGACCACAATGCTTTCGGGTTCACCACATTCTACAGATACCATATGCTCATCGTATCTACTTACAGGACGTTTATTTTTCTTATTGATAGTCAGGAAACTTCGACCAGCCTTAAGCACCAAAATTTTAGTTGCTTCTTCAAGGCTGTGTTCGTCGTCGATTTGTGCTTCAGTATACCAAACAGGAATATGGCTCCACCCCATACGTTCACAGACTTGCCTAGTGTGGTTACCATCCCAAAGCAGATACTTGCCTGTAATTGGATCTTTAACTGCACAGGGAACAATAATCATATCAGCGCGGAATTCGGGTTCGATCTTAGCGCAGTGATTGGGTGCAATATCACGTTGAAATCGGGGATCAATCCCAACATCATCAATAGGTGCCCAAGCAAACAGAGGAACACCTAGTTGTCTGGGATCTACACTGGCCCGGGGCATAGGTGGGGGACCCAATACGGCGTTAACTGCCTCAGTAATATCTTTACTAGGAATGATACCATTTTCGTAATTTTGAGACATTGTGCGCAAATCAATAGCCGCATCTTCCATTTCAAATTGAATTGGATAGTTAGCCAAAAAGTTTTTGATCCGCTGTTCTTTCTGTTTGGTTTTGCTGATTTTGCTCATAATTAAAGGCTGTCGAAGGTTAAAAAACAAAAACACAGCCTTTATATTAAATTAAATTGAATTAATTGTCAACCAAATTAACTTTAATTGCCCATTATGGGCAACACTTCAATTTCAGATGAGTCGCCAATAGTTAGATTGCCTGTTCTTTGTTGATCTAAAAGCCAACGTGTGGCAATTCTTACTGCATCTGCTTGTATATTACCCACACCACCAAATCTATGTACTTCTTCACCATCTACTAAAATTTTCCAAGATCCTGTAAAATAACCTTGGGATCGTTGCTGTTGAAGATCCTGTGTACTGCCCTGTAGTACACTCGAAGACCTTGGAGGTCTAAAACTGTTTCTGGGCTGTACAGGTCTTAGTTCATAAGTCCACGCATCTCCCATAGTTATACGATCAAATTCTTGTTCAGCTTCGTCCCTGGTATTTCTAGTAAAGTAACCGACAGGTCTGCCATCGTGTTGGCGAACCACGGCCCAATTGGCGTCAGGTTGGGTTTCTGGTGCAGTCAGTGTAGGTGTTTGTGGCCGGGGTTGATCAAAAGGTCTCAATGGCTCAGCGGTAAAATCATTCTCAAAATCGTAGCTCATCAGTTCCCCATCGGCTCTCATAGCAGCTTCAACAGCTTCGTCTCTGGTACTACCTACAACTTCGATAGAGTAATTAGGATTGGACTTTAGACCCACACGCCACCACATTTTCTCTGCGGTACCCTTTTTTACTTTTCTTTGTTGTTGTGCTTGTCGGATAAAACTCTTTAGTGCCTGTTTGGGTAATTCGCCCGAACTGTATTTCACAAAATAACCAATAGGATCATCCTCTGATTTTGGAGCCAATAATTTACGTAATTTACCTAGATATTCTTTGCGATATTTTTGGGGATCTACTGCTGCATCTAATGCCACAATAAATCTCATCATAGTAGATACCAAAGTTTTAGGATCTTCAGATAACCAATCACCACCTGGACTACGAAACTCTATGTAGTTGCCTTTGGGATGAATACTGGTATATTTGCTGGCACTTGTGCCGTGGATTGATCTACTGGCCAAAGTGTTAAGTCCTGCTCTCATTTGATCAAACAACCCTTGAATCTGATCGGGCGACAGATTCTTAGCGCGGTCTTGTATTTTACCCAAAGCACTGGCAGTATAATTGTTTGCGGATCTACCAAACTGATCTAACACATACTTATCACCCAACAATAATGCTAATTTAACGTAATCTAATTTATCGTCGGTATAGTCAGGAATGCTTACGTTCATATGTAAACCAGTGGAGTTATTAGTATAGGCACCAACACTATTTGCCCATCGTCTAACTTTTTCTAAATCTTCAATCATTTCTGGCACAGACAAAGGAGGGCTTACAAATTCTAATCCCATGTCACTGTCATCATCTGCGCTTAAGCTGCCGTCGGGTTCTACTACATATTTTCCTGGTTCTCTACGTGCACCATGATATCTTTCACTGGCATTAACTGGTCGTCCAATTGCTGCACTGAATGCGTTTGCGACTTCATCTACACTAGCGCCTGATGCTGAACCACTGGGCGTTACTTCCTCATAATGAGGCCAAGCAATAGAGAAACTGTTTGAGACATCGCTCATAACAGACATTCCTATGTCTTCTAACCACTGCTCCTCTAAGTCCGAGTCCTCCATGAACATTTGCTCTTCATGTTCGCGAATGTTATCTAATCGACTACCGCCCTCTTGTACGATTATATCTGCTGCTTGTTCGGCTTGGGCTTTAGTTATTGCGTCTACGCTGTCTGGATCTAATCCCAGTATTTCGGCAACATCTTCACCGGTCATGTTGTCTCTTATGTAATCATAGACAAAAGTTTCTTTATCTGATTCCCATCTGGAATTGAATGCTTCTGAGGCCCATTCGCTGAAATCATTGCGTAGTTCTCTTTCTAAATTACTAATATCTCGTCGGCCGTTATAGTCCCCATCATAGAAAAAATCTAATATGTCACTGATATTTCTGGGAGCGGGATCATTTGCATAATTGGGTTCATACTCGACATCGTCGGAGTAGCCCTCTTCGCCTACATTGGGCACAATCATTTCAAATTCCATGCCCACTCTAGCATCAATATTCTTTACTGCTGCAGCCAAACTAGTAGGATCCATACGGATTTCTAGTAAGTCATCTTCTTTTATTTGTGATTTGATTTCAGTATATCGCATAGTCTAGTATTTATTTCTAACTTAAAATGATACATATCAGTTTATCAACCTAGTCAAAAATCCATCCTACGTTTTCTAGTTTGTGCACCCATGTGAAAATAGGAACTTCAAATTCAAATACCCAAATACCGTTCCATCCCATGTAAGTTGAACTTTGGTAAAATTCGGGCAGGTCTTTTTGCTGCAATAAATGTTTTGGATAACGAGGATAATACCTATTATTCCAAAGAAAACTGTTTAATGTGAAATTTTCTATGCGGACATACTTAATTTCTACCGCAGTATCTGCATCATTTTCTGATTTGTTATAAAAATCAATAATCAATTTATGTTTTTTTTTCTCTAGTGATAGGTCAAAGAATAACTTAGTGCAATGAGATAAGGATATTGTACTAATTTTTTGATTGTTTAAAAGACACTGAACTTTGGGAATTTTAGACCCATGCGGCGCTAAACCAATTTCAATTTGTGTATTATAAAGATCCATATCCAATTGCATCTAAAAAGTTACTATATTCAGGATAAAATTTTCTTGCATCAATATTGTAAACATCATCCCATCTATTAAGCCAGAAAACCAATTCTTTTTGTAACTGGTGTTGTCTGACATGATCTGGTTGATTTAGGAAGTAGATCATGGATTCACATTCTTTGACTAATTGGATATCTAGCCTACTAGCATCCCTGCCTGTAACAAGCACTGAAGTTTTCCTATTTGCTTCTGCCAATATTTTATTTTTGACTTTTTCGTATCGGTGTACAAAACTTTTTCGCAAATCTAAAGGTAAAACATTTATAGAAAGATATTCCGGTCTTGTAAGTGGAATACCCTGAATTGAAAATTTATGGTTCCACGCCCACTCAATATAGTCGTTGTAATTATTGATGTTTAAAAGTTGAGGCACGCTTCTGAGCACTAGTTGGAATTTGGAATTTTGTAATGTTTTTAATAATAATATATTTTTAATAACGCTGTCAGTATCACTGCCTTGACGAATGTAATGATTATTATCATGCACCGATTCTAAACTTATTTCTATGTCAACAGATTTAAAATTTAAAAGTAAGTTAACAAATTCCAAATCCAATATTGTTCCATTACTGACAAAACTTATACTTGTTTCTGCATTTAAGTTCTCATCAATGAGAAATTCTACTATGGATTTGAACTTTTTGCTTAACATAGGTTCACCGCCCATAAAATGCAACCTAGTGGGTCTGCAAAATTTTAAGCTGTTTAAAAAATTCTTATAGCTATCTACATTTTCTGTCCAGTTTTGTTTTTTTTCAACAGGTATTCCCCATGTTCGATATTTGGATGCTATTTGACTGCTTGCCCATGGGCCACACATCTTGCAGGATAAATTGCATTCATTTCCTAAGTCTATATGCCAATCTATGGGAGGGTGTTGTTTAGATTCTGTGTGTGCAGATTCGAATCTCTGATTCCAATGTGTTTGCCTAAAACTCTTGTAGAAATTGTGTTCAGTAAAAATAACTGTTTTGAAGTTTTCTCTAATACGTCTACTTTCATAGTTAAAATTCTCCTCTGAATAGCATGCATTACAATTCACTAGAGGAGCATCTGACAGTATTTTTTTCCTAAATTCTATCATGGGTCTATCATTATACCATTGTTGAACAGTCATATTTTTTAAATTATATTGTTCGCTTTGAGTTAATTCATAAGGTTTTTCAGACTCTGAACAGCAAACACCAAACGACCCATCCCAATATATATGAGTATTAGTCCAAGGAACACTACAAAAAATTTTTTGATTAGGCATACGAGATTAGTATAGGCAAATTTAGTAATTGAATTTTATCAAAATTTTATTGTATAAGGTTTTTAAAGAAATTACAAATGGATTTAAATATCAAGTATTTAAAACAAATTTAGTCTATTAATTCTATTTCCTTAACATGTTGTTTAGATTTAAGTAAGTCTAATATTTCTGTTCCATGCGATTGAATTGTGGCCAACGGAATTCTTCCTGGTCGTAAATAAGGATGATCTAAGTTGTAATTGAAAGATGAGAAAAAATCTTGATTACGATCATAAAATTCTTTAATTAACTTTCTTTTGTGCATAACTTCATTGATTTGTGAATCATAGTAGCATACAAAGAAATCTGCACTGTACAGTCTAAAAGGTTTGAAAGCTGTGTCGGAAATATATTGATCATTGTCTAAGGCTAGATCTTCTATAGTTTTTCCTATTTCTACATAATTTAGATAAATGGTGCCAAATTTAAAGAAATCTGTAAACCACTTGTAATGATCTAAGCACAGTGTTTGGTTTTTTGGCAGTCCAAAATAAGTTATTACATGTCTAGGTTTAGCACCTCTGCTAATAGATTCAAATCTATGAACAATAATGTTCAAGTCAGCCAATGCTGTTCTAACTTGAACATTAGCCGACAGATAAAATGGATGAGTTTGACAATCTAATAGTCCGTGATAAACTTCAAAAATATTGTGCAAGTAGTTCAAATCATCTTGATTTGGTAGGAATTTTATTTCCCGTGTTATGATTTTGTTGTGGGAGTTAATAATGTTAATGCAGTCTATTAGACTGCTGTAGGCTTTTTCTTTTTGCTCTTGTAAATCACCGAATCCATAAAACCTGTCAGGGTGATCAATTTTATATAGATTTTTAGCTTCTTGTAGTTTTTTAATCCATAAATCCACTACAGGATTGTCATTTAGGTTAAAATAAACATCTAATGTGTCCTTGTGATTATTCGGATTACTGTAAATAATTTTTAAATATTTAGGATTTTTTGAAATCCTGATATTTGAACCACCGTCTATATCCATGATAAGTTTTTAAATCTATATCGAATTTAGCTAATTTTGCCTTCCATTTAAAAAAATTTTGGCGATGTGTCATTGATTTTTTCAGTACATCCCATTCATACTGATGAACCATTTCGTGAGCAAGCGTAGTGACTAACCATTGAATGCAAAACCATTTATTCATTAATTTTATTGTACAATACGTACCTTTTTTTGTAGGTTTTTCATGTCCGTAACACATACCCCAATATTTTCTACAAATACCTATTTCAATTGGCGGCATTACTAATTGCTGATCAAATACGTAATAGTTTAATAAATTATATATTTGTTTAACTTCCCTTATACAGGGCCTATATAATTTTCTTTTTTGATAGGTAATTGAAGGCAATGGAGTCTTCATTAACTGTTTGAGTGGATTTGGTCTAGCCACAAAAAAGCCCTCCAAGATATTTATTTCTTAGAGGGCTTTTTCAAAATATTAGATTATTTTGACTTATAACCTAGCATGACATGTTTAAGAGCTTGACCCGCTTGTTTAGCATCCACTTCTGCTTCTTTTACCACATACCTGATAGCATCGTTAGTGTTAAGTTGAAGATGAAAAATAGCTTGGTTTGCAACATCAATTACATTTTTTGACATCGTGTTCTCCATGATTAATTAAACTGTTTCTTTGTCTTGAAGCGTGTCCATCAACTTAATATTTCTGTGGTCCTGTTCCTTTCGTTCACGTTTACTGTTATGAGTTCGACCAAACAACATTGCGTCATATTTTCTAGCCCATTCTATACCTTCTAGCCAAATCTCCAAATCCTCTAAAGTACCAACAAACAATTCTGCATCACGACTGTAAATAGGCAAACTGTCGTTATCTTTAGGTTTCACCGCCACTGTATCACCATATTTTGAATGATAGTGATCAGGTGCGCACATCTTGAAACCCAACCTATCGAATTCTTCTTCCAGTCTACGAATTTTAAGAATAGTGTTGTAACCTGCCATAATATCACCAACTTGAGTTATAGAACACTCTACGACCAATAAACAATTCAGCTTTGGCTTTCCTACAAAATTCTAAGTCGTGTTCTCTGTAATGGTCATCACTGGCAGAACCAAAAAAGAACCCAACTGTTTGTAGTTTGGACACTTGCTCTGACAGGATATCTTTTTCTAGTTGCTCTACGTCATCCCAGGTCAGTTCAAGCTCTACACCATTGAACCCGGAGCCCCATTCTTCTTCCTGCCCTGAACTACCGTTAGGTTTATTTTTGCTGAGCCAAAGCTGTTCCATCCATCCCTGGAGATTTGGATGCTTACGCCAGTAAGCAAGTTCTTGATGATTATCCCAATTATCTTTATCTTTGGCAGCAACATATGCCCATTGATCCAACCCCATAATTTTATCCTTACTGAAGCACTCGGGTAGATGCCGAGATCAAGTTTACACCATAATCTTCTTCGAGAAGATTCATTTCTTGTTCAGCCAATTCCTGCTCATAAGCTTCTAAAAGCTCAGTGGCGTATTCGATATCTTCAGCAGATGCTTGCGCATACCAATTAGCAAGACCAGGACCGATGTTCAAAAGAAATTCCAAGTTTGCACGATCACGCTGGTTCATATTACATACTCCAATAACGTTCAGTGGATGGGTCACAACAGTAAGGCGTATCTTCGGGGATGTTGATGTCTTGCCCCGTCATCAGATTCTTAACCGTTTTCATGCCTACGGGGTACTTCAGCATGAACAGGGTTTCTTCCAATGCTTGGTAAACTTCTGCACCAGCGTTACGGTTAGAACAGGTCGCCGAACGCTTCGCCCCGGCAGCGGATTTAAAATAACGCTTGTCTTGATGGGGGAACTTTGTGTGAAAAACAACGTAGTGCATTTCTTGCTCCGTTTTGTTACTGTATGAAGTAATTATATCGGAAATTGGAATATTTGTCAAATCAAATCTAGATCGACATACATGCGCAACCAACTGGCCATCATTTCATCGTAGGCCTGCTCTGCTTCTTCTTCCTGAAGATCTTGGGCTGCTTCTTGCAGTTCGGCATTAATCATGTCGAGAGTAAAAGTTTCATCTTCGTACATACGTTCCATGTCCAGTTCGTACATGAGCATGTCATTGGCCAGTTCGTCTTCGTACTCAATCATCGTTTACTCCAAAATTGTTACAGTACCATTATTATATGAAATATTGGAATATTTGTCAACCTTTGAAAATCACGTACATGACAAACCCCAAAACTACCCAAAAAATCAATTGGATAAATGCATAGATTAAATCACGAAATTCTTCCCATCCAGAGGAATGATTATTAGAGTTTAAATTTGAAAAAATAGCAGCCATAGTGTTTGTCTGCTTACAAACATTACAATGGCTATAGCCTACCTGACTCAGTGCAGTTCCACAACTTACGCAATGCCAAGGGTTACCCATGTGTGATTCCTTAGTGAACTATTAAACTATAGTCCTATTCTAAGAGGGATTAAAATATTTGTCAACCAAATTTCTTCAGTTGACATATAGTAACGTTTGATTTACTTTCGGGTAAAATTATTTTGGTAAGCTTTCATAATGCCTTCACCAAATTTTGAATAATCAAATTTGGTTGCTTCCTGAATAGATTTAACCATTTCTTGAGCAATAGCAGTGGTTGTGTCAGATGTTACTTTAAATGCTGCCTTGGTGTAATCGGCTTGGGCATCAATGAATTTTGTTAGATTAGTTGCAATAGTTTCATTGGTAACGAAAGTCTTTACAAACTGTTTTTTGCCATTTTGGACTGCGTCGATCATTGAATCATAAGTAAACATAATAGTCTCCTAAAAACATATTATACAGTTATTTATGCTGCAGTGCAACAAATGTCTGAAAATTTAAACAACCAACTAGAAGAATTTTTATCATTTTCTAATAATTGTGCGGAAATCTTTTTACTAGAAACATTGGGCTACCCTATCATTGATTCGGCTAAAATTATAAAAGACAATTTTGATATCAATTCGAACAAGAAAAAGATAGTTTTCACTGATTTACAATTGTGGACCATAAATTTAAATGATGTATCTCCTATCTCAGATTTATCTTGGGCAGATGTAGTTGTGTGCTTTACTCCAGAGGTAATTTATTTAGATTGGGAAGAACAAAACAGAATAGTTTCTATTTTATTTCAAAATAAAAATTTAATTTACATAGCAGGTGGTACTGCTAATAAAAACTATCCTGAGAATAGACTATTCTCACCTTATCTGTACTATTTCATGACCGTGAATAGATGTAATACAGAAATAGATTACACCGGGTGCGATGGAAAAAGATTATACAAATTTGACGCACTATTGGGTGTTAATAGATGGTTTAGAAAAGAAATACTAAATTTATTAATGAAAAACAATCTAATAGATGAATGTTTAGCATTTTTATATGATGTTGATCCTTCTAAAAAACAATTTATAGAATACCAAACTCCCAATTTAAATTCTTACGAAGATCCATTAATTCTAGAATGGAAACATGCTGCGTTGACTGACCCTTCGAAAAAATATGCAAACTACAGCACAAGCAAAAAAACTTTGCCATCGATTGACATAAGTGCAAGCTGGATTATAAGTCACAAAATTTATCAAAATTCATGGTTTAGTATTGTCTCTGAGACCATGTTTAATGAATTTAGATTTTTAACCGAAAAAACTGCTAAATGTTTATTTGCTAAACGTGTTTTTGTATTATTCGCTGGTCCAGGATCTTTACAATTTTTAAGAGACCAAGGATTCAAAACATTTCATGGCATTATTGATGAAAGTTACGATTTTGAACCCAATCAAATTAAAAGATTACACAAAGCTTTTGACCAAATTAAATTTTTATCTACTTGTGATCCTGTAAAAATTTATCAACAAGCACAATCAATATTAGAACATAATTTTAACCTAATCACCACAAGTAATTTAAATATTGGAAAAATACAATCTTTTATTTCAAACTATGCTAAGTCTTTATAAATAATTTCATCTTGAATGATAATATAGGAGATCTATTATGGAATTACTAATACTTTTTTTCATTGCAGCAATTGGTGCAGCATGGTGGCTTAACTATACCTGGCAGAAGAAATCTGATGCAGATACTAAAGCAAGATTAGTTAAAGAAGAAAGTGAAGCACCTTACAAAGTAGAATCAATTGAACCTGTTGTTACACCGGCTAAAGCAACTGAACAAGTTGCAATCAAACCCTTAGAAGTTGTGGCTGACACTAAGGTAGAATCTGCCACAGTTAAAGAAACTGTTTCAGTTGAAAAACCCAAAAAACCAAGTAAGCCTGCAGCTAAGAAACCGGTTCCTGCAGCAAAGGCAAGAGTCAAAAAACCTGTAGCTAAAAAGAAAGCAGCTAATTCCAAGTAAGTTTTTAATTGCTAGTCTGATCTAAAATTTCTTTACGAAATTTATGCAGTGCAAAACTGGCTAGATTTTTTCCTTTGGATTCGCACATGATATCGAAGTTGGGCAAAAAACTAACTGCCCAACGATTGACCATGTCATTCCAATAAAAGTCACTGTGAGCTCTAAGCTTTTGTCGCTTGTGCCCAGATTCCATTAAGGTTTGAAAATTGGGAACCCGGTCTCGGGGATGATCCACCAAAAGATCTTCCCGAGATACACTGTAATGCATAGCAGGCCTACGACCGCGCCAACTATCCACCACTCTTTTAACGCTATCGCTATTTGGGTCAATGTATACCCCTTCGCGTATCCAATGATGATGTATGTCAAGAACGATAGGCACAATGTCGCTAATACTAAGGCAATCTTCCAGTCCATAACTTATTTCTTCATTTTCGATTGTGAGTGTGTTACGGGCTTCTGGACTGAGTCGCGAATAGGCCCGTCGGATACCTTCTGGACCGGCTCTACCCGCGATGTGGACATTGATTTTAAAGTCTTGAAATCTTTGGGCAAAGCCCATCCAAGCGGCCATTGTAGCATGATATTCAAACTCCTCTATACTACGTTCAACAATCTCAGGGTTATCACTAGCAAGCACAGTGAACTGGCCAGGATGAAAGCTAAGACGAACATCGCGATCCCGAGCCAGCACTCCGACTTTAGCAAACTCCCGCTCTGCATATCTTTGTACATCAGGTAGCTTCCAAAAGTAACGCCAGCCAGGCTCAGTAAAAGCAGGCAAAATATCACTTGAAAGACGAACCATCCTAAGCTCATGTTCTTGTTCTCCAACTTTTGCGACTAAATTACGAATAGATTCGATGTTTTGTTTCATCAAATCCCAAAGTTTTTGTTCAGCAATATTTTTACTTTGACGATTTAGCCAAGTAATAGTGGTGGTGCCAGTGTTATACTTTCTGGCGGCGTCTTTTGGTCGAATACCGTTTATTTGATCGGGGTGATCGATCCATTTGCAAGCGAAACCAATACGTTGAATTGTAGTCATGCAACAATTATAGAATATTTTCTATTAATTGTCAAATCTTACGCTGATTACATGTTCATAATTTTTTTTGATCAAACTCTTATACATTAAATTTTTATGCACAAGAAAATCGGCAGCTCCATAATCTTTGCAGAATTTAGCTAACTGTTTGAAATATAAAGTTCTTCTTGAATACAAACCACGACAAACTGCAGATTCATTTTGAAGTTGATACACTGCTGTAGTCCATTTATTTTTGTCTTGAAAATCCCAATTGTGAATTTCAGTAAATGCAGTTGTTGTTGATTGTGATTTGATTATTGCAGGACTACTATATTCACGATCTTTAAAGTCCTGGTTTTTGTAGTCTTTTACTGTAGTTATAATTATATCTTTACTTAAGGTACAAAGTGTCATTATGTTATTTTTTTGTTCTTCGTCAGTTTCTGCAAAGGTCAGAAATTCATCTGCTGCAATAACACAATCAAATTTTTCAGACTGGACGTTTTTTAAAGTATTTACTGCTCTTTGTTTGTTTAAAGTTTGCACAATAGAATCGCTGACCTGTGAAACAGTCACTGAACAAGAATTGGACAAAGTAAAAATTAAAGGATTAAATCCGATAAAGAGATAACTTTTTGGGCTCAGATTGTAATATTCTAAAACTTTGTCCAAGATTTCTCTTTTTCTGTCAATAATTTCAGATTTTTTTGTATGAAGATCGTACGCATCTGATATCACACTACTATAATCAACAAAGTTACGCATAATATGATATTTAGTATACCCGCAGTAAATCAAGAGTCACACAATGAAATCCGCCGCCCAAAGTTCTACTATGTCTTAATTCCAGAGGCACTACAGTAATTCCATAAGATTCGATTAGTTTAATTAGACTAATTTGGGTCTTATCTACAATTACTGTATTGGGATCGATACTTAGCACGTTCATAGCTATCCATTTACTAGCATATGGATAATTGTAAAAAGATTGCGGAATTACATCTTCTACATAAATTTTGTTCCAGCCGTCGAAGAAATCTGGACAATTATGTGATTTTATACGTGATGCGTTCAACATGACCAACCCGTCTCTTAGAATAGAAATGGTACTGTCTATATGAGCGTATGAATACAAATTTTCCAATACATGCACACGATAATTCGATCCCAAAATATTCTGCAACCATTTGGCACCTAGTTTATTACCAGTGTTACTGATCAAGTACAAAATGTCATCATTGTGTCTTAATATATTTGCAGCGTCGAACATAGGCTCCCGTTCACTTAACACTATGTTATTATCTACAACATATGAATCCTGTGTGAGCAATCTGGGTTTAGGTGCCGAAATCCATCTGGCATTGTCTCTTATGGCTTTGACTTTAATTTTCCAATACGCACTGACCTCGAACTGTCTACTTCTATACACCATGGGTGCTTCAATGACAAGGTCGTCTACTACCAATAACACATCCCTGGGACAATACTTGTACATACCATCAGTTTCCCATTCATGAGTGCGTACAATGTGACTGTGATCCAAATCATTTGGTCTATAAACTTCTACTCCAAAGGATTTTAAAGTGTTTGACAGGATTTCTAAATCTTCGTTAGTTTCTTCTATAATATGTTTTGGAAATTCACCCTCAGGTAATGGTGTTTCTTTCCAATTGGTTATTTGTTTATTATAGTCAAATATTTCATCCAATTTGGGAAATCTTGCACCAGTTGCGTCCCCCACTATACAAGATTTCAACATGTCGTATTCATTTTTACTTGAAACTTTCATATATGCCCGGTAATTTGTAGTGTATATCTAGGAGCTATTCCTATATTTGCTGCCATATGAGGTAAATCATATTGCCAGTAGACACAGTCTCCCGCCTTCCAATTTACATAAGGTTGGTTGTTATATTCAGCGTAGTGTCCAGACTGCCAATCTTCTAAGAACACAATTGCTCTGAAAATAGATGTTTTCTTGTTATGTAGGCCAAATAAGTCTATATATTTCGTATACAAGTCACTGTGAGTTGGAAGAACTGTTCCTGTGTCCATTCTATAGTAGCTAGTACCAATGTTATTCCAACCAAGTTTGGAAAAATATTCAATAAACTTTGAATTCCAACTTGGTTGGCGACTACGCATATCACACATTGCTCCAGTAAAGAGACCGCTATATCCTAAATTTCTCCAACGATTCAAACTGTCGACATCATTAAATGATTCGTGAATGTAGTAAAGAAATCGGTATTCGTGATCCCAAAACGGATCAATATGCAATTTAACTATGTCTAGTGTTGCCATAGTGGATCACTTTAACAGCCTCGGTAGAAGACAGTTTCCTCCAAGGATCCACAATGATTGAACCATCAGGTATCGTGCAATAAGGTTTCGTATCTGCCTGTTCTCCAGTATACTCATAAGTAATTTTTCTACTATGTGCCCACAAAAACACTGATGGATGATCGATGTCTGCTACAACATCAGCCGGATCATCTGCCAATGGATCTACATATTTTAACGCCGTATGTCCATGTTTGGTTACATAGTGACCCACCAGAGTTGAATAAGACCCAATACAGTAAGGCACGTCAGGTTTATATGCTTTACCATGAATCACAATGGGAAGTCCACCATTGTTGGCACTGACTTCAATTAAAAATTTAGCAAGATTTTCTGCTTGAATTTCTCTAGCATGCATCACAGTGTCGAACAAATCGTACCCAATGTCATACTCTTGTGCCAACCAACGTAGTGCAATATTGTCCCTGGGATGACATGCACCTGCATCTCCCATTCCAGCAGTCATATATTTTGGACCCATAATCCGCATGGTGCTACGGGCTAACGCATTCGTCACTATATCGACATTAATATTACCTATACGCAATGCAAAATCCTGAATCATGTTCACCAAACCAACTTTAGCACTGATAAAAGTGTTATAGAAAATCTTGATGGCTTCGCATTCGTCCCAAGTGCCAACTTCATAGCGCGGATCGTTTTGCATAATAGTTTTATACAAATCAATAAGTTCACCAGCTACACCTGTTAGACTACCATCTTCAGTTCCAATAATAACCATCTCTGGATTGGCCATGTCCCATTTTACACTGCCCATGGCAATCAAATAAGGGTTGTACAGGAACAAATGTTTTTTATCTAGTAACGGAACAAACTTTCTTCGAGTCGTGCCTGGCAGTACCGTACTAATTAGAACTACTTTCTTTTGTGTTTTTGCAAAGCGATTAACATTTTCAATAGCATCTAGAACTGCATCATGCCCAAAATCTTTAGGTTCCATATGACTGCTAGGCACGCTGCCGTCATACCCCTCAGCATGTGGGGTGGGTACTGCAATAAAAATCCACTCACTTTCATTGATGAGTTCTTCAATACCACAAACTTTTACACTGTCACTTTGTTTAGGGTAAATATCATAGCCGCGGACTTCATGCTTTTCTGCCATTACTTCGGCGCAGTCTAGTCCCAGCTTTCCTATTCCAATGAATCCAATTTTTTTTCGATTAACTTGCATATGATCTCCGTTGATAACTTTTATTACGTATTATACAAAAATTTGCTTGAACATACTAGAATTACTCCTAATTATTATTACCCTTTCGGTAAAACAGATTTACAATCTAGTAGATTTATGTGGGATTTTGAATATAGACTTCATTCTGACCATCTTCATTCAATGCTTTTTTATGATCAGGAACCAATACTAAATGAAACTTTAACATATATTAATCGGGCTTTGTTCACTAATAAGTTTTGTAAAATTTTAGCTAACAGTGAAAAGTCTGAAATTAAAAAGGTAGTTTGTAAAAAAAATCAATTTCTCGATTGGTATTATTTCTATCACGGGTTTGCATCTTTATATTGGTACAATGATTACAAATACTTGGCCCAAGTTGAAAATCCATTCACAAAATTATTTATAAGCTATAATAGACTGCATACAAATTTGCGTAGCTATCGACTTAATTTGGTCAATGAATATATCAAATACGATCTGTTACAACATGGGTCAGTAAGTTTACCGTTGACCAATGACTCTGATTCATGGAAGCAAGAATTAGATAATCCGTATACCCTTTTACCGCAACATAAACTTAAAGAAATTAAAGATAATTTAACATCTTTAAACGGACCATTAATTATAGACAAGGTAAATCCCGAAGGTTTTTTAAGTGCAGAATGTGGTGGCTCCCAACTTCAAAAATATCAATCTGCTTTATGGCACATTGTAAGTGAAACTATTTTTTATCATGATAAACTACACTTAACAGAAAAAATATTCAAACCAATAGTTAGTAAAAGACCATTTATGTTAGTAGGTGCAGCTCATAATTTATCATATCTGAAATCATATGGATTTCAAACTTTTGATAGATGGATAGATGAAAGTTATGATCTTGAAACAGATAACGATAAAAGAATTTCAATGATTGTAAACGAACTACGCAAATTATCATTGTTAAATATGAACCAACTTCGAGATATGCACAAGGAAATGCAATCTGTCCTTGAATTCAATTTTAATCATTTCTACAATGATTTTAAAACAATTATTGTAGACGAATTGTTAAATAATTTTCAAACTTGTGTAAGAATTTATAACCACGCAAGATATGATGATACTGATATTCCTATTCACCTTGTTGATTTTGACAACGTTAGAAAATTGTTTTTACGATAAATATTTTGGTAAACGGAGTTTACCATGGGTGAATTTTTCAAATTAGTTGCCGAAGTTGGATTTCCTATAGCTGGTGCAATCGCTGCGGGTTACTTTGTATTTTTGACCCTTAAATTTATTTTAGCTGGTGTAACTGGCAGTGTGAACGGCTTAAAAGGTATTATTATGGCCTTGGATAATCGTGTTAAGACTATGAACCATGATGTGATAAGGATAGATACCATTGTGAGCAATGCATTAGGATTGAAACCCGATGTAGATCGTATTGCCCGAGCTGACGGGAAAAATGATGCTAGGCGAGATTAAAAATGCTGTATGTAGACTATATTTGGGATCTAAGCCCTACTGTAATTATACCAGACTGTGAAATCAATACAAACAAATTAGAATGGAAGTCGGGGGATTATTGGCAAATGATTGAACATGACGGCAAACTTGTGTTGAAAAAAGTAGACCCTATGTTACAATTTTTAATGGAAGGGCATAGTTGTGGATGTAGTTGAATTAATAAACAAATACGGATTCCCCATTGTAGCAGCCGCAGGAATGGGGTATTTGATATATTATGTTTGGGAATGGGCTACTAAAGAAATAAAGCCTGTACTTAGTGAAGCTAACACTACACTTATTGCCTTAATTGATCGCATAAGAATGTTAGATAATGATTTAATTAGAATGCAACAGAAGGTCAACACAGTTCTTCATCTCAGAGGTAAAATTATAGAAAGTGAACGTGTTTTAGAAGCAGTTAAAGTCGATAATGAAGCGGATCGTAAGTTTAAAAAAGCTATAGTGGACGCAGATAAAAAGGCAGATAAAAAACCAGATAAAGAAGATCAACAAACTGCTAATGCAGGTGAAGGTTAAACTTTTGTATTATTTTTAATTCCATTCATACACACAGTTTTAAAATATTCATCATAACTAGTGTACAGCATTAGTGGCAAATATTGAGCTACCAAATTACAGTATATCCAGTAGTCAAACCAAGCATTATAATAATTATTTGGATGTTGCCACATAAGTACCATCCCAGTTATCAGGTAATTCTTTCTGTCTCATTTCTTCGATTCTTTCAATCCAACTTTCGTAATACAAATCCATATTAGAATCAAATTCACCCTTAAGCTGCTGCGATAATTTGCGAGCCTGATCCCATTGTTTTTTCCTATAATAAGATAACATCAGATCATGTTCTTGTTTTGCTAATAACCATTCAGCCAATGCACCTGCATCTGTTTCAGGCAATACTGTAAAAATATTAACACCCTCTTTTTTACCTTTGACTGCAATTTTGTCTAATTCTAAAACGAAATACTCATCTTTTACATATTCAGCAGTTTTTGGGCCAAGTACGATTTTGACGCCGTACGGTTTACTCTGGCCCTCCAGTCGGGATGCCAAATTGACGCCGTCACCCAAGCAAGTATAGTCAAAACGCTGACTACTTCCCATGTTACCCACCACAACGGTGTCAGTATTAATGCCAAGACCCATACCAAAAGGCGGTACGCCTTCTGCCGTAATTTCACGATTAAATGCATCTAAACTTCCCATCATAGCTAAACCTGTACGTACTGCGTTCTTGGCATGATCTGCATCATCTAATGGTGCGTTCCAAAAAGCCATCTGTGCGTCCCCGATATATTTGTCTAAGGTGCCTTGGTTATCTAAAATCTTAGCAGTCATGGCAGTCATGTAACGATTCATAATCTTTGTTAATCCCTGAACATCTTTGCCATAATGTTCACTGATACTGGTAAATCCTCTAACATCAGTAAACATGATACTTAATTCGCGGGACTCACCACCTAAAGTTAACAGTTCAGGATTTTTTTGCAGTTTCTCAACCATTGCAGGGCTTAGATAAGTTCCAAACTGTTTTTTAATTTGTTGTTTTTGTAAATATTCGCTTACAAATTTTATTCCGTATGCGTGAAGACTGACCAATAGTGTACTGCCAGTAATGGCAGTAATGTCAATAAGGAATAATAAGGACTGATAAACATAGATACTACCCAAAATACTAGAGACAACCAAAACAATAACTGAAGCCAAACCGACATATATTTTCCTTGTTAAAAATAAAATAACACACCCAATCACAATCATAGCAATAATTTCTAATCCATCTGCATAATCGGGGCGTTGAATTACCACTTGATTTATCAAAGTTGCAATAACTCCTGCCTGCGCATGATGCGGAAACACTGCACCCTTACTAGTTGGAACCGGATTAGATAAACCTGCTGCTGTTACACCTACCACAACAATTGCTTTTTCAAAATTATCAGGCAGGTTCATTAAACTTACTTGTTGTGCTTGCTGTTGCCAGTCTACCCATATACGACCAAGACTGTCTGTTGTCACTGGACCAAATGCAGGAACCCGTAACTTTTCTACACCATTTTCATTTAGTTTTATTTGAACAGTAGTGTCACCTGCGGCTACCCTAAGAGTTTCAATTGATAAACTAGGATACAATCGATCTCCTACAGCTATAATTAATGGCATTCGTCTATTGACGCCATCAATTTCAGGTAAAGTATGGACTGTGCCTATACCAGCTGCTGCAAGTTCTAAGGCTGGTATATTGGCAATGATACCGGGATAGTTCACGATTCTGTCAGAATATTCTGGACCTAAAACCACGCTGCCTGGATTACGAGGAGTATTTCTTGTTTTATCTGCGGGTACGCTAGGCAGTATGACTTCGTGTTTTTCTAATGTTTTAACCAAACGATTATCTTGATTACTTCTATCAGCATTAGGCAATAGAACGTTGAAAACAACAAGACCAGCATTCCTTCTATACAAATCCTCAATAATTTCAGCATATATACCTCTGGGCAAAGGCCATTGGCCATATTTGTCTAATGCAGCTTCATCAATATCTACTGTATAGATATTATTTTCAGTTACAGGTTTACTTAATATTAAACTGTCAAAATACCGTAACCTAACAGATTCAACAAAAGCGGGATCTGCTATTCTAATAGATACAATAATAGCTAAAGTTAGTAGAGCTGTCCAGGGGGACAACAGTATTTTTTTAATATTCATATTTGTTTAAAGTTGCTGACAAAATATTTATATCATATCTTCTACTATCTGTTCCATGTTGAACTTGGGTTTATAACCCAATTGTTTTAACTTTTCTGTATTCATGAACATACTATGAACTTGCACTATTTTATGAAATTCGGGAGGATCAATATTATGCATATTACTGGAACTTGCAAGAATTTTATGTGCATAGTCTATAATAGTTTTAAATTTAATAGGTTTGCCATTGCCAATGTTATATATTTCATTGGTCAACCCTTTGTCCATTACTAATTTCAAAGCTCTTGCTACATCTTCCACATGCACATAATCTCTATACATATTGCCATTGTCATAGATATTGATATCTCTATTTGCTTTCAATTCATTAATAAGATGTTGTAAAGCATTTTTCTTTAAACTAGCTTTAGGATCTCCTGGACCTACTACATTTGCTAATCTTAAAATTCTATATTTGATATCGAAAACTTTGGAATAGGTTATTAGTAAATCTTCTGCCGCCTTTTTAGTAATAGAATAAAAACCAGTGGGCCTGCAGATACTTGTTTCGCTGGCAGGCATATCGGTATCACCGTACACAAACCAACTGCTTACAAAATTAAAAGTAACATTGTTATTCTTGCATTGTTCTAGTACCCGCATCAATGTAGTAAGATTAGTGTCTATATCAATATAGGGATTAGTAAGCATGTTGTAGTTACTAATGGTGCTGATCAAGTAAAGTATATTGTTTGACTTAACTGTGTAGTCGTGTCGTTCGTTTACTATACATTCAGGATTTTGTTTTACAAACTCAGAGCCAACAAAACCTAAACCACCAAATACTTGAATTTTATTTTCCATAATTTTTTTGAATTACTGTTGTGTTATTGAAGTTGAACATCCACCAACCATACTGCAACTTTGTGTCAATGAATAAGTTTGACCGAGCGATCCCTGCTGAGTCAAATTTACTGTTGCAGCGCCACCAGCATTAGTAAGATTTATGTTAGCAGCGTGATTACCAGAATCTTTTTGTAAACTTGTTACATTGTGCCCATTACCCGTTAATGAAACATTTAATTGATGTTGCCCGGTGCCCTGTTGATTAGATGAAATTTGATTTGAGTTTCCAGTTATAGACGCAGTAATAGATTTAGAACCAGAATTTAATTGTTGAAAGTTTAGTGTATTGTTGTTTCCGATGACAGTAGTTTCTGCCATATTACCAATAGTTTGATTAACTGTAATATTATTATAGTCGCCGGTTAAATCTAGTTTAATTTGATTAGAAACATCTTGCGAAATGGAAATTTGATTTGAATCGCCCTGGACTGAAGAGGCCTGTTTTAACACTCCAGATACTGTATTAGAACTTCCAGTTTGAGTAATCGTTACAATATTATTGTTACCGATCTGGTCGATATAAATGGTATTATCGGATGCAAAAGCTATAGCTGGCAATAAAAATAATATTAAAAATTTCATCTTTGTATCAATGTAATTATAGTGCCTGTACCTTGATTAATTCTGTTCTTTATAGTAACTGATCCTTGTGTTTGCGTCAATGTGGCACTTTGGTTTATAGGTGTAGTAACACACTGTTTGTCTTGTCCGCTATCACGACATAATGTGACAAACGGATCGTCTTTTACTGCGATAACTCCGCTACTTTTACGATAATCTGGCAGAACTGTATCCACTTCATCCAATAATTTTTCATTCAGTGAATCTGCTATCATATCAAATACATTGTTTAGAAAGCTATTATCTAAAAACGTATAACTTAATTTATCTTGCCATATCTGCATCTGTACTTTATCTAATGCATTTTCTAGACCGTTTGCAGCTAAAAAATCCATATCTAGATAACTTTTCTGAAGATTTTGTTGTTCTCTGGAATCTTTCAACTCTTTAGGCGGACTCAAAATTATCATGTTACCGATAGCATCTTCACTTAAATTTAATATAACAGGCCTGGATGGGGCCGCAGATCTTGATTCTACTCTGGTAGCTTGGAATGGTTGATTTAGTATCACTGTGCCTGCATCACTTTCGACTATAATTTCTCCCACTATACAATTACTTGCAATATCATTTTTCGTTCTAGTAGGTTTGTCGTCGGGGCAGCTGGGTAGTAAAATAACCGTGCTTTGCCCAAATTCTTCAACTGTGGCAGTAAAATCGGTGCCGCGAACTGAAATAGTTGCAGTAGGAGTATTTAATGCAACATTCTGTGGGGTAGTTTTTGCAATCTGTCCACTGGCATATCTTACTGTGCCTAATGCGACTTTGGCCCCTAACTTACCGCCCTTGCTTTTTGGATCATATACAAAATCATCAATTACAAGTTTACTGTTTTCATTAACTTGAACTCTTGTGTTGTCTTCAAATGTTATTCCTACTTTGCCCTGCTGAGTTCGAATCGAATCTAACATTTCCACCTGTTGACCCTTGATCCCTTGAAGGTTCTCTGCCTTTCTCTGTATCACTGCTGGGGTATTCAATTGTTCCGTAACTTGCCCTATCCCTGCGTTGCAGTTCCAAAATGTAATCATTAAGGGTAAAGCAAGTAGGTTGCATAATTTCATATTTACCTCAATTATGAGTAGTGATTGTAAATGCGTTTCCGGATCCTACACTTTTTATATTAACTGTGGTATCAATGGTTCCAGTTTGACTTATAATGGTATTGTTACCAGAACCAGTATAATCCAAAGTTGTATTATGGCCCGATACACTTCCCCCGCTTTGTGTAATACTGGTAGTATTGGTAGCTCCAACTGTAGTAATGTCAACTGTGCCTTTATTTCCAGTTAAATTTAATGTAGTTTCGTTGCCACCACCGCCAGTCTGGCTTATATTAACGGTGGTTTGATTAGCATTAATAGTTGCCACTAATTCATTATTATTACCACCGCTTTGAACGCTGGTCATTGTGTTGTTAGATCCTAAAATGTTAAGGTCAGTTATTCCACCATCCCCAGTTTGAGTAATATTTAAATTTGTACTGGCATTAGTTCCTGCTCCAGAATTATTAAGATTTAAAGTAGCAGTTGCATTGTTACCTGTTTGAACATAGGTAATATTAGTAGGACTACTACCATTAGCTGTTGCAGTAACTATGCCCATATTCAATACATTACCACTACCAATTTGTTGAACGTCTACGGTTATAGCATCACCTGTTAATTTTGCAGGAGTTGTATTGCCTGTGCCCACTCCTTGAATACCCCTGATTCTATTTCCTGCACCGTCCTGCAACATGGTTATAGTTGCATTATCTCCCGCTTGATCAATATAAATTGTATTGTCTGCGGCATAGCTAATTAAACTTAAACTAGCCAAAATTGTAATTAATATTTTTTTAGTCATCATTTATAAGATTAAGTTTGTATTCCTTAATCAGTTCCTTTAGTTTCTTTTTTGAAATCCCATACTCCTCTCCGTTGACCTTCTTTTATTAGTTCTATAACAGCCGCTTCAACTGCTGTTTTAACTGCATAAGTGCCGGGTTCATTTATAGTTAATCCGGTTTCAGCCTCAAAAGCTTTTGTCCCCAAATCAAAAAATCTTAATGCATTAATACTGTCTGCTGTGCTAAGAATTGTTTTTTGAACTGTTACAGTGATTAAGACTTTTCCCGTGTTAACACTTACTGCTCTTAGACTGACCGTAACAATGTCTTCACTATATTGCGTTTGAGCACCGATACCCAACCATCTTGCACCTGAACCTCCAGATTTAGTACTAGTATCATAACCTATTATACCGCCTTCTATTATCATTCCTGCAAATTGCATGGGCATTAAGGGTTTAGCATTATTGCCTTCATAGGCTTCTCTCATTTGCCTAATTATCAAACGTTCTTTTTGAATATTGTCTAACCCAACACGTTCTACAACTTCGAACCATTTGCCACGACCAACATCTTGTAAAGCCTTAATGAGAAAAGCTTCAGCACCTTGTGTAACTGCTGTGCTTAAACTGGCTACATTAGTCTGAGGACGGCGTTGCCCGGTTTTATCTAAAAAACTGTAGACAGCCACACTTACAGGTTTTCCGCTGGCAGGGGCTGGGACATTTTCTAATTCTCTTTGCATCATTGATTTTGTAATTTCAGGCTTATATTCTAAATCGTTAGCCCGTTGATGCAAAGCACATCCTGATAATGTGAGCAGTAAAATTAATGAAATAAAATATCGTCTAATCAAAATTGAAACTGTCCTAAGGGCACTACCACAGTGGTATTGACTCCTGGACCTGTTACAATTAATTTGATTGTGCCATCAAGGCTATTTTTTTCCCACGCTATTTGAGTATTGGTTGCATTGTCAAAAGTAAAAATACCACTATTACTTCCACCATCTTTAAACATAGCGGTTGCAAGATTTTGACTTATTTGAGCATAGACCCTTGACTCGAGATTGTTCAAAAATTTATTGATATTGCTGTTTTGCTCAGCAGTTTTAATTTTATCTAATTCTGCTTGAATTTTATCTGCAACTGCTTTTTTTCTAACTGCTTCCTGATTTTCTATTGTAAGAACATGGCTACTATATCCTATGCCATTAAAACTGGGATTTTTAAAAGAAAAATCGGGTAGCGGAGCAGAAGAGGCTGTCTTAGCTACGACAGCGAAAAAAACTAATGAAATTGCTAGTTTAGTCATTTTCTTTCCTCCTTATTATTTAAAAAAGAGAAAAGAAAAGTTTTCTTATACGTTAATTGGTAATTTTTTGTAAAATAGCATCATAGAATGAATCTAATTCACCGTTGAACTTACCACGCAAAAATTCTGCTGCATCTACACAAAATTTATAATTACCTTTTTTATATTCGTTTATAAACGCATTATGCATTTGTCTAGAATTATCTAACGTGGGAAGTTCGGCAACACTGACTTCGTCGAGCACACAATATGCAGTGATTTCAGTCTGATCTTTAGTAAAAGTTTCGAGTTCTAGAACAGTGTAATTATTTTGTAGTTTCTCAACTACATTCTTATCCCATACTATAAACATTCTGTGATTCCTTTGTAACATCTGTTAATGCATTAAGTATTGATTCCAGAGTCATACCATGTTGTTTATACCCTGTAACCACTGTGTCAAAATAATATTCGCTGGGGAATTGAACGTCATTACCATCAGGCATAAAATAAATCATAGCTTTAATTGTTTTATTTTCATAGATGACTGAAACTTCTTTTTTCAGATAGTAATCTGGATAACCTTCTAACCTATCTAAACTTTGTTCGCAGCGATCAGTGATAGACCAAAGTGCACAAGGCATTTTGGACCCTGGATGATATTCTGCATCACAGAAATATTTAAACTGTAATCTGTGATCGTCTAGCCAGACTTTGCCTAAACTAATGGCGGCAGGACATCTCGATTTCATGCTATCGAGATTTGTGTTCATACCATATGCTAAGTAATATGTTCTATTCATAATTGTGTTAATTTGTATTTAGATACTGCATGTTGAATTGCTTGTGCTTGGCTTACACAATCTGCTAATGCATTATGTAGCATAGTGCCAGGTGATCTAGTGTCGCCTAATGCTTTAAGTAACGTTCTACTATCCCTAATCAAATAGTATGGCCATGGAGTAGGTTTGCCTAATTGCCTGTATAAATTTTCTAAAATAACAATATCAAACACTGGACCTTGGGCCCAAATTCGATTAGCACCTACTACAAATTTATTCAGTGATTGGGTAAACTGTTCCAGACCGATTCTGTCATGTTCCCCTAGTGCTTCTTCTCTCACTTCTTCATTTTGAGAGCCCCACCAGTCAACTGTGCCTTGATCGACTTGTCTACCCAAAGCAATTTGTTCATCCACATCTATTCTGTAATACAGGCCTGTATCAAAATCTTGTTCTGTATTAAAGGGATCAAATTTCACTGCGCCGAAAGTAAGGATAACACTATCTGGGCTAGTTGCCAGAGTTTCTAAATCCAACATTATGTCCATTTCAATACTCTGGTTCTAGTTTTACTACTAATGGAAAACCATTGTTTCGTGCTAGTAGAGTAACTTCTACACCTTTTTGTTCTGCCATTTCGTATGGTAGTGTAGCAACTATGGCCGACCCGTCGGTATGTACCTTCATTGTCATTTCTTCTGCCATGTCTCTATCATAATTAAACACAATGATTAAAGTTTCAATTACAAATTCTTGAGTAGTGACCTCATCATTGATATAGATAACATGCCATTGTACAGGCTTGGCGATGTCTGATTTAGGTTTAATTTTAGTTACAGTCTTGGGTTCAGCAATTGATGTCATGTTAATCTTAAATTAAATTAGGGGGATTGCTCCCCCTAAGATTGTATTACTTAGTGTAAGTAATTGCAATCTTTTTGGCTTTCTGCTCTTCTGGAATTACTAGTTCCAAAGCAACAGCCAAAATACCGTTTTTAACGGTAGCTGCACGGACTTGCACATCGGGATTCAAAGTAAATACACGTTCAAAATTTCTTGTACTGATGCCTTTGTGGGCGTAAGTAATTTCTGGTGTGTCTTTTTTAACCTTGGATCCTTTTACTAAAAGAACTTGATCTTTAAGTTCGATGTCAAGCTCATCTTCCTCAAACCCTGCAACTGCCACTTCGATCACATAGTGTGTGTCATCTAGTTGTGCAATATTATAGGGTGGATAATTGTCGTTACGACTATTGGCAAAAGTACGACCCATCTCATTGAATAGACGGTCAAAACCAATTGTGTGACGAGCAAAAGTAGGAAGATCGATTGTGCGAAGTTCAAATTGTGTCATAATATTCTCCTTTCTATTAAGCAAGTATGACATAGTGTAGCCCGACTATCGGCACTACAGTTGTATTTATACAGGATTTATTTGGTCTTGTCAACTTTCATTGGTTCAATTATTGTGTATTTTAAATAGTCGCTAAGAGTAGGATTCCACGACATGCAAAATGTAGAATAATTTTTTTCATCCACAAAAGTTAATTTGGCTTTATGTTTGTGTATTTTAAGATAATATTTCACTGAATATTGCTGACTCCAACTTTGAATTTCTTGTTCTAAAGTTGGATAGTAAACATCAGTTAAATCAAATTCAACATACATTAATACATTTTTTTCGGAAGTGCTTCGGATTGTAATTTTCTTAGCCACCTACTTCTTGCTGCACCCGCTGCTTTCTTTCTGGCGATGGTGGGTTTTTCATAGAATTCTTTTTTACGTAAATCTTGCAAAATATTATTTTCTGCGACCTTCTTTTTAAATTTACGCATGGCTTTCTCAAGATTATCATCTACTACAATTACAGTAGTTCCCGATATAATTTTGTTTTTATTGTACAATGTCATCTAAAGTCCTTAACCATTCAACTGGATCTAAATTTTTATAGTTTCTATAATCAATAACTTTTACTGCAGACGTTCTTATACCTTCATACCATTGCACATCATTCATTCTATCATTGTAAATGTAAATGTCATAAACTTTGTCACTGAGGTTATCAATATAAGAAGCAATTTGTTCGTCGGTCCAATCACAATTCCTAATTAGAATTTTTTTGATTGACCTGTCAAATTCACAGTCTGGTGGAGTAAAAATTCTTGGCATATATTATCCGTTAAGTTTTGCCTTTACTAGCATATGCCATCCTAATGATTTTTCTAAAATCCTAAACAGTTCAGGCGGCATCACATCAAACCAAGGCTGTTTGACGTATTCATATTTAATATAGTTTTCTATTACCCATGGAAAAATAAAATCTTGTTCGATTTCTACATAAGGAAAATAAGAAAATAATTCTCTAATTTCTTCTTTGGTATAAGTCAGTGCTTGGGGACAATTGTTTTGAGCTTCAGGCTGATCCAAACCTGAATTAATCATAATGTTTTTCCAACTATTTTTAGCATACAACATTACCTTGACTTCACCATCTGGAGTTAATAATTTAGGTAAACTTTGTACAATTTTGTCTGGCCTGGGAGCATGGTGTATTACCCCAAAACTATAAATTAAATCAAATCGATCACTGGGATCAAAAATAAAACTTAGGTCTTCGGCATTTGCTTCGAACAATTCGCCTTGAAGATTAAATACTTCAAATCTTCGCTTTGCAATTTTAATACTTTCGGAACTTAAATCGATGCCTGTATAAACTGCTCCGTGGCGAGCAAAATTAACTGCATCGGTGCCAATACCGCAACCGATTTCTAATACCCGTTTGCCTTTCCATCTTTCAAATTCTGCAAAGGTGTAATTATGTGGTTCATTGGCATAGCGTCTTGCCTCAACTTCATCAAAATACTCTTTAGTTCCAATAGGACTTTGACTATGCTTAATGTTACAGGGTCTCGAGTTCCAATAATTACGAATATTCTCTAATAGGTTTGTTGTCATGATTTATTTGCTAATTTTGAAATCCATTGTTCCAATTCAAGTCTACGTTCAGGGTGACTGTAATCTTCTGGGTTTGTTGGATCTTTGCCATCTGCAGCATAACTTTGTTCACGGAATGTGTCATCATTATTTTGTCCTGTGACATCTGCTCTATTATGGAAAACTTTAACATCTATATTTTTCATTCTGTTTAGATGATACGTTACATGATAGATCCACCAATCACTGTGATTAACTGGACTAATTTTTCCGAAGAAATCTATCCAATCTTTTGGAATAATAGGAAACAGTGCAAAAGGATGATCCATGTTAATGCAAGGCATACGTAACAAACCCCAATAGCCCCGATTCTTAATAATTTCCTCATCCCATCCTTCTGTTAACATTAAGGCATCATCATTCCAAAACATTAACCAATCACCTGAAGCTTGCTCACCTAAAAAATTCACATACTTGTAAAGACGTAAGTATCCAAATCTTTCAGTTTCAAATACCTTAGTAGTCGCACCCGATTGTGCCACAAACGGAAACCAAGTTGTGCTGAAAAATTCTCTACTTTCATCATCGTCGTTGTCGTAAGCGATTAATATTTCTATGTCTCCGGGATTTTTAGCAAGACTTAAAATACTGCTGATACTTTTAATTACTGCATCTACTCTTTTTCGAGTAGGCAAAAGGATAGATATTTTTGGCTGTGTCATTTTTGTACAATTATTTTTGAAGTTTTGCAGCTACCAAATCTTGTTCAGTAGCACTAAGTTGATCTAATTCGTATTCACCTGATTGTAATTTATCAATTAAGAACTGTATATACTTATCATCATAAGAATAGCTGTCTGTTTTGTTTTTGTCTACTTCAATCCATTTTACACCGTTAAATTTGTGTAGTTTATTTGGTACGCTGTCAGTTCTTAAAAACAGGTCACCTTTGTTTGCATAAACAGGAAACTGGTTACCGAAATTAGTTTCCACATGCGGAATTGATAATTCATCAACTATACTGTCGTATTTTTTCGCCACTTCAGGCCACATTGAGTAAAACACGTATTTGCTGTATCGTTTATCATTTACTTCGTAATAACCGCCAGCTATTTTTTTAATTTTAATTCCGCTTATCAATACTTCATCTTTATCATCAGTAAATTCAACTGATTCATCAGGCACAGCAGATGTGTTTTCTTGTACCAATGGTTGTTCAATAACTGGAAGTACAGGTTTTTCCTGTAGTATTTTTTTAGATCGCTTTTTGGTAGTAGATTTAACTGTATTAACTTCTGGCGGTACCACCGTTGCAACAGGTTCAATTGGCACTTCGGCAACTAAAGGTTTCAACCCAGACGGAAAATGAATCCATGGTTTATGTAAATAAGCATGTTTAGAAATGTCAAATTCTGTTTCAAGAGGTTGAGACGTTTTCTCTACTGTTTTTTTTTGAGCCGAATCATCCACCGACTCTTGTTTGGAATCTAATTCTGGCGAGGGTTCAATAATGTTTTTTCTATGAGATCTATTCCAATTAATGCTTTGTTGCGCAGCTAAAATAAGAACCAAAGCCAGTGGATCGAATACTGCCACAATGAAAATTATCATCCAACTTACTGCTTTTTCTAATATATCTGCATCGGGATTAGGTCCATATATTAATGCAGCGATGTATTTTATAGGGCCAACTTCAGACTCTACTTTTCTTAATTCTGCTGCTAATGGTGCCCTAGCTTCATTTAATTTTTGTATTTCATTTTGAGCAGATTCAACATCCTTGAGTAGTTTATTACGTTCAGCAGTTTGTTGCCTGCGAAGTTGGGCAGCTCTTTCAACGCTTTGTTCACTGGTACCACGTGATAGACGTTCGTTGACTTGGGAATCAAGTTGAGCAAGAGCTCGTCTAGCAGTGTCAATGTTTTCTCTTTGTATTTTGATCTTTTCATCAAACAATGCAATCTGAGCACTGCTGTTGCCAGTAATCAATGTTTGATCACTGTGGGCTTTACTTAAAAAGCCAAAAATTCCCATACTAGTCAACAACATTAGAACAGTGACAGCGGGAACCAAATAGAGCTTATATGTAATACTGGCCCTGGACCAATTTAATTTTAACCAAACTGCCGCAGTAATTTTTCCCACTTCTAGTGCTGCACCCATAATAATTATAGGCACCACTGCTGTAGAAAAAATGGCAGTCAAACCCGCTATACTATAATAGGCTGCTATGCCGCTGATAATTAGTGCTACAATTAAAGTAAAAAATCCAAAAATCATGATTAAATATTTATTCTATCCTTATTCTGCGTTTATCTCTGCGATCGCTGTAGAGTTTTCTACCACGCTGTCGTATTAGATCAGCCATCTCTCGAGGGGCAGATTCGAACCAGTCTCTAATGTCATCAGATGTAATACCGTCTTCTACATCTATTGCATATATCTCATAAAAACGATGGCTATTAAATCTAGCCCGCATGACTAACTTGCCAACAATTGAAGTTACTGTTTCAGTTCGTCCTGACAAGTTGTCTTCTTTTTGATGATCCTTTTTTAAAGCTTGCCAAGTTTCTTCCTTGGCAATATCTGATATACAGACCACTGACTCCAAACCTTCACAATCCCAACTCAATAGATAAGTTTTGGAAATTTCGAAATCTTCTGAATCTTCAAATATCACGATTGGCCTGCAAAATAGTCAATGAGCATTACATTACCAAGAATCAAAACAAAGTCTAATGGTGCTTGTGATACTGTAATATTTTGCTCTGCTAATAGGAAACCTAAAGTAGCGTACAAAATACCTCTTAGAATAAAAGGCATGTTATGCTTCCACAAACCAAACGTCCCAGCTTTTACGTTTGATCCTGCCAATGTCGAATTTATTTTTCCAACAATGAACCCATGCATCCAGATAAAATCCGAATTCGTTGGGGCCCAGCATGGTTTTGTCAGTCTTTTCCATTTTCATCATAGTCAGTTCCTTAAATTAATATTGATTAAGAGAGGGACACAATTCAGAAATCAATTCACGCTCACGTTGGTGAGCAGGTTTGCGACCACGAACAACTTCGAGAACTTCAACTTCAAAAACGTCAGGACCATGTTGGCGAATATTACGACACAGGTTCCAATCTTTATCTTCTGTCAGCGCACGACGGACATGTTTTTGCCACCGAACCTTAATGGCATTGCGAAGCTGTTGACCACATACAGTAATACCAATGTAGTGTTCACCAGTCTCCGTGTTCATGATCATGTACACGGCGTGCTTGCGGTCTTGGCGTGCTTTACGTTTCATCATACCATTATTATATGAAATAATGGAATATTTGTCAACCAAATTATTGGGCCAAAGTACGCATGAAATCGCCCTGCAACTGAGCAATTTCATCCCGTTCTACGTAAAAATCTGTAGTTGGATCCCAATATTCCCCCGCCTTAGCATCATAGTACAAAACACGCCCGTTGGGGTAATAAAAGGGACCTTCTAGCCCTTTACGGGGTTGCCACTTACGCTCCATTTCGCCTAACACACGGTATCCCACGTGCTGCTCCTAAAGTTCAGTATCTATATATTATAGAGATATTGAATATATTTGTCAACCGTTAATGTAGTGTTGCAGGATTCATTTTTGAGATTCCAAAAAACTTAAGAATAGAAACAACGTTTTCGGGCACTGCTTCTTCATCTGCCATCTCAGGCATTAGTAATGATTTTAGATTACCATCGCCATCTATTACAAATACAAAATCGTCATCATCTAGACTGTCTAAAAAATCGCCCTCGCTAATATCTTCTACTTCATTGGAAATTCGTGGCATGATATTGTTTCTCCAGTTTTTTGTTATATTGTTTTATTAACTTAGACAATTTAAGTACAACGGGGTCTTTGTCGCCGAAAACTTGTGCATATACTTTGTAAGTATTTGTGTCTTCCAAATTAAAATCATCCACTGACGCTTTATTCAGTGTCAGTTCAGCTGCTGCCATAAAGGCATAGGCTCCTATTTCATCTGAATCTCCATAATACTCTTGCATTTCTCTCAGTTTGAGATCCGATGTTTTACTTTTATACTGTCTTGTCCAACGATAATTACGTTTTCTAAATTGGTTCAAATGAATAAACTCATGACCAAGTGTGCTTGCTAAATCTATACAGAGCTCGGCCCAGTGTTCTCTGCGCAAGTCTGATTCATCAAAAACAAAATTTCTTTTTTTAGGAAATGCTATTTCGATTACAATAGGGGGCTTGCCTTGTTCATCTTGATCAGGATCATATAAACCTGAAACATTAAATTTTCCGTTAGGTAAACTCAGTGTTTCCAAACTATAAATTTGACATTCTTTAAAAGGAATACTACGTTTTATACATTTTAAAATAGAATTTCTATCCATTGATTGACCATCAAACTTATGATAGATGTTGTGCAAATTATACAATAATTGAAAATAATTCATTTTATTTAAAAAGTATGAACGCCATCATTACTGCCTGCGCTATGAATCCTGCGCCGATAGTAATAATATTTAACTGATCTTTCAAAATAATAGCTCTGGTAAACAACAAGACCAGTGCAGTCCAAATGAATAAAATCATTTCTAAATTAGGTAATCTATCAGTTAATGCGCTCATCAATGCAATAAGACTGGGAATGGTTGCAGCATGTAATACAATTGCAGCCATCCATCCCAAAGTATTTGCGGTAATTTTTTGCAAATGAATCAAAAAGAATTTTTTCACTAACAAGTAAAATCTTAAAAAACTAAATTTAATAGTAGATAATTTCATGATGTCAATCCCGATAAAAAACGTGTTGTCCTATTTGCGCAATTTTAACTTTGTTCCAACCTGGTCGAACAGTGGTATTATGAAAATACATGGCTTTCGTCATAGTCGGTAATCGATAATTTTCAAAATAAACTTTTCTGGCAATGTCTTCGCTTTCTTTAAATAATCTGAGATTTTTTGGGGGCACTCTAGATTTACCAGTACAAGTCCAACTAAATTGGCAAATTACAGTTTCATATACTTTTGTTCGTTGAAAAACAACTTGACAGATAGTATTTCCGTAACGACCTGATTCTAGCCTATTCATGGTTACTTGCGCTACTGCCACTTTACCTTCAAATGGTTCAGATGCTGCTTCCCAATAAACATTTCTGGCCAAACATTCTAATTGTTTCAACCTTTCTGTATGAGCTTGTTGTGCTTTAATTAGTTCTGCCTGTTTTAAATTCTCTGTCAGGATGGCATGGTGCAATCTTTCTATTTGTACAGTTTCTTCCAGCTTTAAATTACGTAACTTATTCGCAGTTATTTCGTACACTGCAAAAATAGTTAAACTTAGGCCTAAACCAAAAATTAACAGTTTGATGCTGCTTATCACTGCTTTATAAGAGGTATGAGATAAACTCATAGTTGTAGTCATATTGACCTCCTTTTTATAGAGTGTAGTTTTTATATATGTTTTATTGTTAAGACATAAATGCTACTTTATTGTTTGACAATAATAGCACTTAACTCACGAAAAATCAAGAAAAACGGTTTACACTACACCTTTGATTTGAACACCAGCATTGGCAAGAATTTCGGTGTTTTTATATTGATTTAAAATAGACTTTACAATGTCACCAGCTTGATTTGGTTGGCACATTGCATACAAAAAGTAATCTGTGCCTAACCCAGAATTGTCCAATGCATAACTAGGTAAACTACTTACAAAACTGTAGATCACAGTATTATCTTGAAATTCACTTGTAGTCATATTGGCTTTGTTATAGTTTACCACCTCAGTATTGATACCTTCACATAATAAGTCCCAATTCAAATTAATGTTTTGCACAATATTTTTATAGGCAGCATCGTTGGATAATTGATTTAACAAATTGAAATAGTTTTGCACTGCTTGATCATAATTTTGTTTAATTCTAATATCTATAGGTAATTGTATATAACCGGTATGACCCACAGAGGGATTTCCTACTTCGGTCCAACTGTTACTTAATGCTTCATTGTATAGTTTATAAGTGTCGGCTATCTGTGTCAATGCATTATGGATTTGTGGACCATAGGAAGATTTATTGATTATATCCAACCCTTGATTAACCTCATTTAAATTTTCAATTAGGTAACCACTTGCGCAACCTATTACATCTAATATCGAAGCTGGACCACCGTCGGGTGTTTTTGGCAAAAATGATTTGAAACTGTCGATTATATCTTCTGGTAGTAAGCTAGAATTAGTCGCTAAATTTTCCACGTTTGATGTGGCTTGATTTAGAACAGTGTCTATCAACTCGGATAGTTCTTGTCCAGTAGTAATGTTGAAATTTGGAGTTTTTTGATATAAATCTTTTCCAAATTCTGCAAAAGTTGCGAACACGCTGTCATTTGGTCTACCACTTACAATTGAGATACTAGTAAAATCAAGTGCATTTGCTAAGTTCGGAACCTTACTACGCAAAACAGTTTGAATGGTAGATAAGTCTGCTTTATTGTTTATAGACTGTAAAATAACATCAAGTTGACTTGTATAGATAGGATCTAAAATATCTGCATAATTAATTCCAGCTGCCTGTATTTTTACACTTAAGTCTCCGATAGCTCCTAATCCATTATCAACAAAATGTTTTGCTACACTGTTACTAGTTCCAAATCGACCCGAGGGTATTTGCTGTATCAATGTGCCTATATTAGCTATTGCAGTTTTTAGTGCTACACCTTCTGCATATCTATTAAAACCTTGACTTAAAAATTCTTGGTAACTACTTACACCAAAATAACTTAAATTTCTTTTTTCACTGTTATTGATGGCCAACAAATAGTTGTTAGCATTAGTTAACCAACCTAGTAATTGATTGAACGTGTTGATAAAACTATAATTATTAAAGTAATTACTGCCAGTCAGCCTTGTCATTTGCAAATCTATATAGTACAAAGCATTACCTGGGGTTTCAGTGAATCTGGGTGGCATAACTCCAGTGATAGCAGGAATAGCAGAGTTAGCTCCAAAGGTGCATGTTTTTGGATTTTTCCAATACTCTCTGAGGTATCCAGTCAGCCAGGGTATGTAAGTATAAGCATTGTTACCGTCGTCGGTCGTGCCTACAGTTATCGCATTGTAATTTCCTACGTTTAAGGACATGGCCAATATACTTCCATGAGCAGATAAACTGCCTGTATAAATGGAATCTTGACTGGGCACCCTAATATAGGCAGGTACATCTATGCCATAATTTACACCATTTGCTAATGGGTCGATTATTCCTGCAGGAATTTCTGGACCTGCACTTGTAGTATTTCCTGTGTCCAATGCCATTATGTGATCCCTAACAAATCAATAGGTGCACTATTTCCAGTAAGTTCGGGATTATCAATCACTTGTTGCAGATACGTCTGTTCTACTTGTGGTAAGGAGTAAGTTGCTGCTAGATTTGATACTATAGGATCGGGCTGATCCACTGAATTACCTGGGACCGGACTTGGCCCAGTTATGCCACCTGTAGCCCATGGGCCACCTGCACCGTTAGCTGTAGATCCTCCTCTAACTACTAAGTCTGATCCACTACGCCATGCTGTGACAGGTAAATTGTTTATTTTTCCTCTGTACACTAATTCTGTACGGTCTGTTTCATCTGGTCCGCAGTCTGGTGCTCTTTCAATAGTATATACGTCATCGCCCTTTACTACAACAGGACCTGTGCCACCCACTTTTTTAGGATCAACAATACCACTGTCGCAATAAACTCTTAACGCTCTTAACCAATCGTGATTTACAAAAAATGGAACTTGTTGTCCTTGAATCATGTAGTAAGCTGCAGCCAATTGTAACGGACTTAAACCGCCAGATAGATTGTCTGGTAAGTTTTGAAAACTGCTATATTGTTTTGGAATACTGGCCATAATTAGCTTCGCAATAAAGTTATACCTAGTTTTGCAGCACCTAACAAACTTAAACTTCTTTCTACTGTAGAAGCAACTGTGGCAATAGGTGCTGTAGCTGCTTCAAATCCTGCTGCAAAACTTCCAAACCCACCGGCAGCATCCACACTAAACCCTGAACCGACTTGTCCTAACGCTAACCCCACAACTAGGCCTAGTAATCCACCTCCACCTAAACTAATAACATCATCACTTGCTACCATAATACCGTGACCACATATGCCTTTTCCTCCTTTTGTCAAAGGAATTTGTCCTTCAATAGTTAAGCCGCCGGCAAAATCAATAATAGTACCAAAACAATGTAAAGGTTTTTTAGGACTGCATCCTAAGTGTGGAGTATATGCTGCTCCTAATAAGGCTACAGGACGACCATTGACAGTGACTGAGGAACTGGCATTTCCTATTACCAGCCCTCCGGGACCTAAAATGTCTCCTATTCTTACTAAGCCACCCGCCATTTTTTTCCAATCAAGTTAAAATAGAACCTTTGCTGACTGTTTGAATTCCAGTTGTAGTCTGAATATAATGATCTTGCATTTGTTTAATTACAGGAGCATGTAACATAACATGTTGACGTCCAAGAGTCACTTCAGTATTTATATCAGCCGAAATTAGGCTTTGCATCAAACCAATACCTTGCGGACCAGGGATTACTGTACAAGGTCGGGATACCGACCATCCTTCATTATTGGCGGAAAGTACTTTTGCAACAATTTCATCGCCATTTACCATTTTGAAACCTACAATATCATCTTTTGTGTATTCTTTAGCCATTAACATTTAATTTTTCCTTTAATTGATCTTCAGTTAATTTTGTTAGTCCTTGATAACCGCCTTGAACAAATAATGTTTCGCCTAAATAAATTTGAGGTACAGTTCTATGACCTTGCTCTAAAATAAATTCTTTTGCTTCTTGATTTTCATCAATTTTAATTTCTGTAAAAGGTATATTTTTTTGAGTGAGATAATTTTTTGCCTGAACACAAAATGAACAATTATTTTTTGAATATACAGTTAGCATTATAAACTAAATCCTTTGAAAGTGTTAAGATCGACGTCTTGTTTGGTTCCGCCGATAACATAACTACTTATTTCTGTTTCCTGCGGTGCTACTTGAACTTCTGCACCGGCTATCCATTTCGCAGTCCACGGCAATGGGTTACTGCCGGGTTTTATTCCACAATTTAGTCCTACTGCAGTCATACGTTTGCAAGTCAACCAATCTACATAATCACATAATAGTTGTTTGTTTAAACCTATCATTGATCCATCTTTAAACAGATATTCAGCCCAATCCTTTTCCTGCTGTGCTGCAGCCAAAAACATTTTTTCACATTCATTCTTTGTTTCTTCACGAATCTTGGCAATATCTGGATCGTCCTGTGGCAACAGTTTAATCATCATTTGCGTACTGCCTAAATGAATATTTTCATCCCTTGCAATCAACTTAATAGTTTTAGCATTTCCTTCCATTTTCTTTAATTCAGCAAATGCCCAGCTGCAGGCAAAACTAACATAAAATCTAATACCTTCTAGTGCATTTACACTGTTGATTGCCAACCACAGTTTCTTTTTTAATTCATAACGATCAATAGTCAGTTGGCGATTGTTAATGTTATGTGTACCTTCTCCCAACAATCTGTACCATGTCCCATATTCTATTAGATCATCATAATATTTGCTGATGTCTTTGGCACAATTAACAATAGGTTCAATATCTAGTAGATTATCAAAAATCTCACTGGGATCAGCATATACATTTCTGATAATGTGTGTGTAGCTTCGGCTGTGAATAGTTTCATTAAATGCCCAAGTTTCAATCCATGTTTCTAATTCGGGAATGGTAGCCAATGGCAAAAATGCCAAGTTAGGACTGCGACCTTGTACACTGTCCAAAAGAATTTGTCGTTTTAGGTTACTGGTAAAAATGTGTTTTTCGAAACTGGTAAGTTCCTTAAAATCTTTTGCATCCCTAAGCAAATCAACTTCCTCGGGCCGCCAAAAGAAACCCAACTGTTTGTCCGTGAGTTTATCGAACTGTCTATATTTTAGAGTTTCATATCTTTGAACATTTACAGGGCCACTTGAATCCAGAAATGCCAATGATTCGGTATGTTTCTTTTTATTGGTAATATTAAAAACGCTCATGTTTTTTCCTTAAATGACACAACTATCGCAATCTTCTTGGCTGCTTATTTCTGGTGAGGGTTCTGCACGTTTTGTAACCATCTTTTCAATGTCCAATTCACCCTGCCCGTCCATTGTATTAAAGTAGTACAGTTGTTTAGTACCATACTTATAACACATCAATAAGTGTTTCAACATTTCACTCATTGGAATTTTTTCATCTTCGTAGTAATGAGGATTATAAGAAGTATTGACACTTATACCTTGATCAATGTATTTTTGTAATACTGCACAAATCTTTAAATATCCTTCAGGACTACGCTGATCCCATAGCAATTCGTATTTGTTTTTTAATTTTCTATATTCAGGAACTACTTGTTTTAACACACCATGTTTACTTTGTTTTACTGAAACAAAACTTCTGGGTGGTTCAATTCCGTTGGTGCTGTTACTGATCTGTGCACTTGTTTCGGCTGGCATCAGTGCCATTAGTGTAGCGTTGCGCTGTCCGTATCTGGTAGCGTCCAGACGAAGTGATTCCCAATCCATTCGTTCAGTGTGTGGCACTAGTTCGTCCACTTCTTTTTTCCTAGTATCGACGGGTAAAATTCCGTGTGAGGATTTTAAATCCTGCCAACGTGTACATGGACCTTGTTCACGGGCCAAGTCCACGCTGGCCTTAAGCAAGTAATAACTCCAAGCCTCTGCATATTCATCTACTAATTTCAGTGCTTGGGGATCACTGTAACTGACATCATGTTTTGCTAGGAAATATGCAAAGTTAATAATGCCAATGCCTAATGGTCGAAATTCTTCTGTGGCGTATTTTGCAGCGATTACTGGATAGTACTGATAAGATAATAATGCATCTAAACCTCTGACTGCCAAAGTACACATACGTTCAAAATCACGAGGACTTTTTACATTCCCCCAATTGGTAGCACTTAAAGTGCAAAGTGCAATACGACCGTCGGGATCATTGATATCATCAAGCGGGACAGTAGGCAAATCAATCTCACAACAAAGATTGCTCATTTTAATAGGTGCAATTAGTTCATTAAAAGGACTGTGGGTATTTGCATGATCTACATTTTGCAAATAAACTCTGCCTGTGTCTTTTCGTTCTTGCATAAATTTACTAAACAAATCTATTGCTTTGTAAGTTTTTTTACGTAACTTGGTATTGCGTTCTGCCCGTTCGTACAGTTCTTTAAATTTTTCCTGATTATTAAAAAATGCTTCGTACATTTCTGGAACATCATGCGGGCTAAAGCAAGTAATGTCACCGCCTGACACTAATCTTTCATACATCAATTTATTAAACTGTACTCCGTAGTCCATATGGCGAACACGATTATCCTCTGTGCCCTTGTTATTTTTTAACACAAGAAGATCTTCAACCTCTAAATGCCAAATTGGATAATATAATGTTGCTGCTCCATTGCGAACTCCACCTTGACTACAACTGCGGGTAGCACTTTGAAAGTGCTTATAAAATGGAATTACCCCGGTATGATATGCATCCCCATTTCGTATAGGACTGCCTAAGGCACGAATGCGACCAGCCCCAATTCCAATGCCAGCTTTTTGGCTGACATACCTAACAATACTACCAGCAGTAGCATTGATACTATCAAGGCTGTCACCTGTCTCAATGAGAACGCACGATGAGAATTGTTTTTGAGGTGTGCGTACACCAGCCATAATGGGAGTGGGAAGACTAATATCGTGATTAGATATAGCATTATAATAATCCTTGATCCATTGTAGTCGAGTTTCTTTAGGATAGTTTTGAAATAATGTAGCTGCAATTAATATATACGCCATTTGTGGAGTTTCAAAAATCTCACCAGTCACACGATTTTGTACTAGATATTTGCCTCTCCATTGCTCCATGGCCACATATGTAAAATTCAAATCTTTATTATGATCTATTGATGAATTTAATTCTTGCCATTCTTCTTCTGTAAATGCTGTTAACAAATCTTTATCGTAAAAACCACGTTGCACATTACGTTTCACCAGATCCAACAAATTTATCGGGTGATAATCACCGTAAACCTGTTTTCTGATATGGTAATTAATTAGCCTACCTGCAACATATTGATAGTTTGGGCAGTCTTCCGAAATTAAGTCTGCTGCACTTTTGATTAGTGTTTCTTGTATGTCACTGGTTTTAATGCCGTTATAAAATTGTAGATGACTGCGTAGTTCTAATTCACTTGCACTAACTCCTGCTATGTCTTTAGTAGCCCAAAATACTACTTTGTGCATTTTTTCTAAATCTAATGGTTCTTTTTGTCCATCTCTTTTTGTCACTTGAATCTGTGTCATTGATCGTTCTCTTTTTATTCTAATTTTGTTACTGCTAAGTCGTCGACTGTGATAGTTTTAATTAATTTTAAATTTTTTTCAATTTGTTGTTTATTTACGATGTCATCAAACACATAATTAATAACATATTTTCCTTTTTCAATCCAAACTAAATTATACTGTTCCTTGGTTGAAATATCATTATATATTCTTATTTCCATCTCAGGTCGATGATTACAAAGATGTAAAGTATATAACATTCCAAGAGCTTTTGCAAGATCACAATAGGTGTTTTCGTAGACCAAATCCCATGGGCTGGGCCAATTAATTACATCATGATAATGTAAATAATGTTTTACGAATGGTGCATATGACCAAAGATGTGTGGTGTCCTTTATTGCTTGGTCTAAAGGTATAAGATTAAGTTTTTGTCGAAAATCATACCAAAAGCGAAGCCGTTCGCTTGGGTTTAAATTCCACATGTTTTAGAATGATAATGTGCTGATTGTGTACTGAATATTAGCTGCAAAGGCAGTGCTGTTATCCAAATTAGCAACTAACTGAACATAGCTACCTGGACCACCACCCCCAACACCAATGGCTTCCCACGTTAACCCCACCGCTGTGACCCCATCGGTTTCGGTGTATTCTTCATCAATACTATAACTTGCAGCGTTAGCCAAATTCCTAGCTATTTTAATCCACCCAACTCTAGTACCAATATCTCTTGTTGCTGCGTACTGAACATAAATGGCTGGTTTATTATAATCTACAATACCAGAAGCTAAATTTGCTGTAGTGTTAGCACTGATAGCCTGAGTATAAACAGTATAGCCTGGTATGTTACTGTGTTCTGTTAAGATTTCTGTGTTGCCGATTTCTGGAGCACCTTCGGATAAGGTACCATTACCAATGTATAATTTTCTAGTATCAACGCTCCAACCTAACTCAGCAGTAGCCAGTTGGGGTAAATCTGTTTGAACACCATGTCTATGTTTTACTTGAGAAATTTGTACAATAGCCATACTTAAATATCCAGTTTTGTATATTTAGCTTGTAACATAATATTGTTCTACCCTGCGTAACCATTGGTCTGTCCAGTGTTCAAATTCAGTTTCCTTAATTTCGAATTCTTGGTACTGATTATCTGCACTGCACATCAATATTACCCCAGTATTGATATTAGTGTTATATGTATTGTTATGTGCCATGGCATATGCAGCCAATTGAATAAAGTAATCGTCGATCCATTCTTTTTTCTTTGGCTTATTGGTTTGCTTGAAATCTAAAATTGCAGCACGATTTTTCCAAACTCCAATACAATCAGTTGTACCCGCATATAATCCACTGTAATAGACAGGAACTTCTACACCCCAAAACTCTGTGATGTTTTTAGCCAATCCTTCAAAAATTATCACATTGGCCATGCTGTGACTTTGCTGGCTGAAAGGGTTGGTTCCTGGCATACCAATTTCACCTTCCTTAACATAAGTTTCTAACCACTTGTGCATTCTGGTGCCTCGACTACTAGCTTCGGTACTAATTTGTTGTGCTTGTGCAGTTCCTACTCTGCGTTTCCAATCTGCTAGTGCCTTTTTCTTTTCCTCGGGCTTGGTTGCGTCTAAGATTGTAGTAACACTGGGAACTTTAGTTCCGTCTGGCAGACAATAATGCCGTTTACCATTAACTGTAGTTCTATCAACAGCTTTATATTCAAATTTTTGTAGTAACATTTAAACTCTGAAACTCTCTCCGCAACCGCAACGGTCACGTTCATTTGGATTTATAAACTCGAAACCTTCATTCAAACCTTTTTTAACCCAATCAATTTCTAGCCCTGTGAGATAAACACTACTTTTTGGGTCAATAAAAATTTTACAATTTTTCAAATTGTAACATTGATCTTCAGACTGAGGTTCATCGACAAATTCTAATACGTATGCTAAACCACTGCATCCAGTAGTTTTCACACCCACTCTTAATCCGATGCCTTTACCGCGTTTATTAAGGTTTAATTTAATTTTTTCAGCTGCAATATCAGTTAATTGAATCATTTTTTTGTTTGTAATCTGCTATTGCTGCTTTGATAGCATCTTCAGCAAGTATTGAACAATGAATCTTAACAGGAGGTAGGGCAAGTTCTTCAGCAATTTGGACATTTTTAATCTGTCCTGCTTCATCTAGCGATTTACCTTTAACCCATTCAGTGACTAACGAACTTGACGCAATCGCCGAACCACAACCATAGGTCTTGAATCTTGCATCAGTAATAACACCATCTTGTACTTTAATTTGAAGTTTCATTACATCGCCTATCTAACCGCACGCTGGGGCACCGACTATACCGGTCCCAACGTGCGCTTCTCCTTTATCGAAACTTCCTACATTTCTAGGGTTTTCAAAGTGATTAATCACTTTACTGCTGTATGCCATAATATTTTCCTTTTATTATTCTAATAAATGCCATAGACTGATTAGCATGCCATTTGGCTCTATTGTCGTGTGCTTTTAAAAATTGTATATTCTTTATGTCGCCTAGTAAAGCAGCAGGTATACCTAATTCAAATCCTTGTTTAATAGAGACTATATGATCAATTTGATAATCTGTTTTGTATTTGCCAAATTTTGGTAAAAAATGCCCGTCTGCTTTTAACTTTTTTATTGTTCGATAAGTTGTTTTTCTTACTTCACTTTTATATATTTGAAATTCAGTTCTAACTGAATCAGATTTTTTTGGTCTTAAATTATTGAGTTTACCGTCAGCATTTGGATTATTTTCTTTCCACCGTATACTCTGTAACACATTTTTCTTTCCTTTATTCCACCCATGTCCTTTTTTTAAACCTGACAAGTTTTGTTTAGATTTTTGTTCTGTTGAAAGTTTTATTCCTTTATTCCAGGGTTCATATTCACCCCTATTTAGAGGATTCTTACAAACGGTAGAACAAAATAATAAAAATCTGGGTCTAGTAGAAAATAAGTTTCCGCAAAACTTACAATTTTTCGTGACTCCATATTTGTGTTTCATACAAATATTTATGTCGGGGCTCCGATTTGTGAGTTTAAGAAGTTACTTTTGTCTACGTTTTAGAGCACGGTCAGCCATTTTGCTTACTTTTTCTTCTGGATTTTCGGCTGCAGATTTAACTTCATCTGGATTGTTTGCTGTGGTTTGTATTTCAGTTTTAAATTTGATTTTTTCGGGGGTTATATTTGCCAACAATTCCTTCATGGCAGAATCTTGTTCATTGGCATCGATTAAATCCTGATATTCTATATTAGTAAGACCAGTATTACGAATATATCGTAAAATCATGGCTGTTGGCAGTTCGGATGGAATTTCGTCATCCATTACTCTTTTATGAAGAAGGGCTAAGACTGTGACAATATCAGCCACTCGACTATTATAACTGTCGCTAAGATCTTCCCAAATGAAATCAGTTGCTCGCATTAACGACGCTTTCTGCCCATTTCCTCATCACCGCCCGCGGCAACATCAGCTGTGGCAAATTCATCGCCGCCATCCCCAAGTTCAGGAGGAGGTAAATTTGTGCCAGGCATTGGGGGAGGTGTTGCACCCATTACACTACCCATTTCTGCGCCAGTGTCAATGGGTTCTCCTGCCAGTGCTCTTGCTCCATTATCTAATGCGTCTCTAGCAGAGTTTAAAGCGTCCATCAATGACTGTAACGCTGCAGTCACAGTGCCCTTAAATTGGTCAGCTTGTGCTGTGCCAACTTGATCTTTGATAGTATCAATTAAGGGAGGTAATTCCTCATTCATCATTTTACTAGCATCAGTGATCATGTCCTGAACACTATCAACCATGTCTTTGGCAGCTAAAACTGCTTCGGCTGTTTCTAGTTCACCTTCTGTTAGATAAGTTTGATTTTCTAACCAAGAACCTAAACTTTCTCTGACCATGAGCATTTCCATGTATTTTGGATTGCGCTCAGCAGTATGTGCTCCATAACTTTTACGAATATAATTCAAACTTTCTTCTAAAGCATGATATAATCTTTGTGCTTTTGCATAAGAAAGATTGTCATAATCAATACGAAAACCAAATCGACTTTCGATAACTTTATTAAGACGTTTGGTTTTTTGTGGTGCAAGTTCTTTTAAGTTCATAATATCTTATCCCAGATTTTCATATATTTAGCATTTGAAATAGTTTTTTCCAATTCTCTTTTAGATTGGCTGTATTGAGCTTTGGATTCTAAATATCTAGAAATCCAAAGCTCTTTTTGAAATGTATCTTGAGGTCTGCCACTTGTAAGTTTAGACGAATAAAACATAAATTCATTAAACATTTTGCCTGCAATTTTATCTCGCTCTGTTAATTCTTGTGCCATGGAATAGTTTCTTGTTTTTTCTAATACAATGTAAATAATGGCTGCTTTTTTGTTAAAGAAATTATGAATTAACTTACCTTCTTTTTTAACTATGTGATTATAATCGTCCGTAATATAAATTGTATATTCATCTATTACATAATGTTGATTATTGACTGGAATCACCACCGGAATATTTAATGCATACCTTAAGTAATTAAGTTCTTTTTTAGCCCATCCTCTAATTTCTTTAATTGCTAGATCTACTAGAGTTTTCCCTAGTTCTTCTTTTATAATTGATTCTACCTTGTTCATCTTTTGTTCTTTTTAATATAGATTTATTTACTAATTGATTTGCCATAATCTGTTCACGTTCATCTAAATCGCGTTTTGCCAATGCAGGTGTAGTTTCATCAAATCGTTTCAGCAAATCTGCTTCTTCGTTTGTTATGGCTATTTTTAATTGCTCAGTTAATTCAATAATTTTCATTTTGATGCTAAATGAATCAGTAATGTAATAATAGCTGCAAACATAGCACCAATGATGCCTGTTCCCAGGGTAATAAGTTGTTTGTTAAAGCCACCTGATTTATTCGCGACACTGTCTTTGATTTCAACGATGTGCTCTTCTAGTGTGGATAATCGACGGTCTAAATGATTTAATTTTTGTTCCAATGAAGCATAGCGCTCTGCACAAAGCTCGACATGAGCTTCTAAATTAATTTTTTCGATGCTGGTGGGGTTATTGGCCATATCTTGTCTCTTATTGTTAACACCGAGATGCGTTTGAAAATGCCTAGTTTTGCCATAATGAACACCCTAATAATGCCATGCATCAATAATTATTTAGTTCATCTGCTTCAATAAAATGAATGTTTTTTAATGACCCATAACTGTGAAATATTGGCAACATAAATTTTACTGTTTCATCTAACCCTGCGACAATAGGGACCTGTTCGAAGTCTTTATAAAGATTTTCTATATTATAAATATCAGCCAATTCGCTGCTAAATCTAACACCCCAAAATGTATGTATCCCAGGAAAATCTCGGTAGAAATCCCCAAACCATCCAGTGTGTCTTTCAAAATCTAAACCATTCACTTTAACTGGGCCTTCTAGTATTAGTGGTTGCGTTTTCAAACCTAAAACTTGTAAAACTGTTTCCCAGTTTCTTTGTTGATCACGATGCTTGTTATTGCCTCTGATAACATGAGTTTGAGTGATATCAATCAGTGTGGCCATTACAAATATTGTATTCATGCCAATATTTATAGGTAAAAAAAAGGCAGCTAAAAAGCTGCCTTGGATCATAACGTTGTGTTATGATTATGATGTTGCTAACTTTAGACCAACGTCTGTAACTGTTACACCTGTTAGGTTGTAAGAACCAACTGTACCATTTGCAGCACGAATGTTAGCTTGTAAATCAGTTGCATTCCAGCTGCTTTCTTCAATAACAACACTTAGTAAAGTGGTGTTTACTTGGTAAGCTAGCAATGTAGCATTGACGCCAACTACACGAAGAATACCTTCAACTGCTTCGCCTGTGCCCATTTGTGTTGCCATAGTAACGTTAGAAGTAATACCAAATGCCTGAATTGGCTTACCAATACCAGTACTGATAGGAATAGTTAAGCTAGAAGCTTCTGTGCTTAATGCAATGTTGCCAACGCTTACGACGTTTTGTGCATTACCATTTGTACGTGTAAAAACTGCCATTTTAGTTTCCTTTTAAATATCTGCGATTAACGCATAATTTTATTTATCCAAATGACAAAATTAGTTAGTTGTAGCAGGCTTTTGCCAAGTTTTGGGTTTAAGAAAATTCTCTCGACTAAACACAATTCTGTCTACTAATTTTACTGCACTGCCATCATGACCTACTGCTACAAAACCTTCAGGTTTAGTAACTTTGTATCCCGTATCACTTTTAATAAATGTGCCAGTAATACCTTCAATTTGCTGTAGTTTTTGTATCAATTCTAATTTTAATTCTACAGCTTTTTTGTATACTGCTAATATTCCTAATAATGTATTAGAATTATCGGCAATAAATTTTTCCATGTCGTCTATTTCTTTTCTACGATTTTGTATAGCAACAGGTTCAGGTTTTTGTTTTGTGGGATCTGCGTCTTTTTTATCTTGCGATTTTTGTTGAATGCCTGCTATTTCTTTTTCTTTAACATTTCTTACATAAGCCATAAAGTCTTTCAAAAACTCTATTGGGTTATTAACTTGACTAGTACCTGCAGGACTGACTGCATGAGTGGGACTTTTTACCACACTGTTTATAAAAGGTTTAACATATTTTCCAAATTCATGGCTTAAAAATTTGTCAAACTTTTTAGGATCGATTTTAGTCAAAGTGCCTGCTACTTGATTCAGCCCAGAAATAATACGTTGATTTTCTTCTGGGGTCAAGCTGGCTATTCCAGTATAATCATTATAATAAGCGTCATCAAACCATACATCAGCATTCTGCGTTAGTCCGGCAGCTCTGAATCCAAACTTTGCTCTCATTTCAGGAACATTTGCAAATGATTTAGCACCTGCATCTAGTTCTTCCTGAGAAGGAGGATCCCAATCGTATACAGTATGGAAAATTATACCCAATTTAGCTCTACGCCATTTTTTTGCTAGTTCACTATTTGCATCAGTTGTATATGTTATTGTGTTAGGCGTACAGGCTAACATAGGTTTACCATCAATGGTGATTTCCTCAAGATCTTGATTTATAAATAACAAATCTCCTTTAATTACACCACTGATGCCTAGTTTTGGGAGATACTTTAAACATAATTGTAGTTTTACTGCTAATCCCTCGTCGCCGTACCAGTTTTGTATATCTTTTGGTGTTTTGCACAGTTTGGGTTCTGTTTTTGCAAATACACTTTTAGTTCCAACAAAAAATTTGCCATCAACAGGGTCAGTTCCACAATGTATAGCAGGTGCACCATCCCATTTCACTGTAACTTGACTGGGTTCTCCTTCTCCTACAGCCAACATAGCTCTGACACTGTTTACATAGTTAAATGCTTCTAACGCACCCCAATATCCTTTATTGAAGATTTCATCTTCAAGATGTTCTAAGTGTGTGGCTTGATCTTCAGAACCTTCCAGCAATAACCAATTTGGAGTTTGTTTTTTAATCTCGAATAATTTCATATTTTATTCCAAGAATACTATTTACTTTCATTTGTAATTCGTTTTAAGCCTCGAGAAAATTTAGAAGAATCTTGAGACCTAATACTGTTTATTAACCGTCTTTCTAATTCATCTGCTTGTTCAGCATCGTAGTTTTCTTTAATGAAATTAATTAGATTAATTGTACCTTGTATTAGATGACTAGCTTTAGATTCTACTAGATTATGCTTATCTTTAATTAATCTCAATGAATCTAGTTCATCTAATATACTACGTGTTTTCCGCAACAAAATGAAATCTCCGGACAGATTAAGCTTATTTAGTTAAATAATCAGAATAAAATTCTGCTACTTCTGGAAACGTTTTGATCCAACTCAGATTCCTAAGTTTATCAAATTTGTTCAAATATTCTATCATTCTTTTTATTTGTTGAGGATTTTCTTTCCAGTCAGCATTTAACACTGGTTTTATTTCGTTGTTTAGGTTCTGATAATATTTTTCAGTGATAAAGTTAACATTTAAGTCACCATGCATAGATAATTGAAAATTGTAATCAACTGCGTCACCCAATCTATTGCTAGAAAAGTTTTGTGCTACCCATTGTTTAACTTCATCAAAATAATACAAATTCAAGGGATTAATCACTTCTTGTACCATGAACATTACATTCACAGGAAGGGTTTCTTTATAATTTTTTAGATTATCAATAAGTTTATTCCAATTAGCAGGCCAACGTAAATATTCAAATTTATCTTTTGTACCATCTATACTGATGATAAATTTTACTAACCTAAATTTTTCAATAATCCGAAAATGTTTTTCGTTTAAAGATTGTGTGGCATTTGTATTAATAGCCATATCTAATTTTTCATGAGCGTTGGGTATTTTTCCTGCGATTAATTCTGATATTTTCCAATATGAATTACTGATCATTGGTTCGCCGCCACAAAACTGAATTGTTGTTAAGTTGGATAAATCTAAATTATTAACTACATCCACAAGTTGAGTATAGGTCGAATTATTATCAAATTTAAATGATGTCAAATTATTATCGTTTAAATGTTTCTGCCAGAATGTACTATGTCGAGGTCCACAATTTATACATGCCAAATTACAACTTCTATCAAATAAAAAATCTATTCTTGAAGGCCCTTTTGTGCTCTTTTCAGTGCCCAATCGTTCAGTCATGGTTTGTCGAAAACTTTTATAATTTGCGTTTTCTAATCTTTCACATTCCCAACAGCCTTCATCCCAAAGATTTTGATCATTCTTTTTTCTTAATTCTTGTAAGTCTTTAGACAGCCATATTGTTTTAGGATCTTCTACATAAGTTAAAGGCCTCGAACTCAAACAGCATTGATTAAATGCCAGTTTATTATCTGAATTTTTAAAGTTAATATTCAGGCCTGAATGAATCATGGGACAATATAAATTTTTCATTGCTTTATCTTTTCAGTCCAGCCAGCATTTGCTTAAGCTTGTTGCTTTGTATTTCTGCGTCGACTTTTGCGCCATCATCTGCAGAGACTTTAGGTTTAATCGAGCTCATAATACTACCGATCTGTGGCTTAACAGTCCCCGGAGTGCCTTGAGCATCTTCCCCAGGATCAGTAATACGTAGACTTTCCAAATCAAAATCTAAGTCTACTTTCATCCCTACACCTGAACTGCTACGTGTTTTCATTAACTGGATTTGATAACGTCCACGTTCACGCATAGCTCGGCTAGTGAAAATACCAAATACATTATCTGCAGTATTAATCTTACTGATACCACCGCTAATATGACTATGATCAAATTCAATTTCTTCTACTGCACTCCGATTAAGCTGACTGGCCGTAATCATTAATATATTAAATTCCTTAGCCAAATTATCC